ATGTTAATGCAGCAATAAATATAAAGAAATTTGGATTGAGGAACCAGTCCAGCGTTGCACAAAGTGATGGGATACCATGTGCTTGCAACGTAGAAGCCCATTAGTCTTTAGCTAATGGGTAGTTCACATGTAAAACACAACTTCTACAAGATGAACCTAAGAAAACTGATAAGGGAAACATTGATGAATGAAATCAAAGAGCACACAGATGATGAAATCGTTAACTTTGATGATATTGACCTTCAGCATGAATTTGATAAATTAAATAAACTGCTTTTTGGTGGTCAACTCAAGTATGTCCCTATGAAATGGAATAAAAGAAAAAGTGCTCACGGAGTTGTGAGAGCATACAGAAACTCACCTTTTGACGACTGGCGTGTTGTACATTTGGCTATGTCACAATTCCTAAACATAACATATAAAAACTTCAAAGATGTATTAGCGCATGAAATGATTCACGTAAAGCTTATTCAACAAAATATGAATGTGGGTCATGGCTGGCAATTCCAAAAAGAAATGAACAGGATAAATAGCATGGGTCTTGGGTTTGATGTGACTATAACTGCTAACTTTAAAGAGGCTGATATAAATCCTAAATTTACAACAAACTCACCAACTGTAATAGCCTTAGTTATGAATACTAACAGATATAAAAACATGATAAATGTTATGAGTCCTAACATGTTTGACCGTGTACATAGTAATGTTGAAAGAATGTTTCAAAATATTACCAACAGGGGTAAATATAGATTTGTAAATCTGACCTATATAAAAAGTAATGACCCTGAATTAATGAGGTTTCCTTCTAAGAAAAAAGCTGTTTCATCAATTTCATATGCTCAAGCGTCAGATGAATTTATAGATAGACTAATAACCTCAGGGGAAATAATAAGAACTATTGAAATAAAGCCTCAATAGTTATTTGGCATCTGTCTGTTTTTCTATTAAAATAATATGTGCCCTACCGACTGCATAGCTATCAGCCATATCATAATTTTCTTCTAAAAGTTTTCTGGATTTCAAACCATACTTCCAATTAATTTGTGGCTCCAATTCCATAACTCTTTTCCAAACTTCATGTTTTGTTGAGTTACTGCTTTCTTTATCCTCAACTTTAAACCCAGGAAAAGCAGTTGCTCTAACTGTTCTAACATTATAATAAATTGGCTCTACTCCAAAAGTGGTATATAAATAAGAACTTATAAGACCATTAAAGAAATTCAAAATAGCAATTGTATCTGCAGAAGAAAATTTACCTTGGAATTTTTTTAAAGGCTCTTCTATTGCAATATGTTTAATAGGCATTCCAACCAAGTGTTTAGTGTGGTTAATAAATTCTTGGAGTCTTTCAAACTTAGAGAGCTTGCTGTTAAATTTAACGTAATTCATTTCAATAAGCTCATTTTCATTATTGAAAACGGAATATCCAACGCAAGAAGAAGATATGTCTAATGATAGTATCATAAAATTAATTTTTTAAAATGTAATCAATTGTCTTTACAATATCAAGTCTTTAAGGTAATACCTATGTTTCATAGCAAAAAATTCACCATTTACCCGGATATTTTCAACTGGTTTATTATCTACATAAAGAATCTCATTTATAACATCAAATTTCTTATCTGGACATTCTTTTGTAAGATTTTCAATTAACTCACGAGTGTTTACAAATAACTTTCTGCAGTAATCATAACACCAGTGGTCAATAAAAGATTCTTTGTTTTTTTTGTTCAAAAAATTTTCATACACACTATTAAAGTGTAGCATTTCATTAAAATTATCTGCTGTTATAGAAATCCAAATATCAAAATAAATAGAATCATACTTTTCCTCACTTTTTAGATTATAATGAAAACCAAAAGCATTATCTTGTACAATTTTCAATTTGTTTTCAGAATCATATTTCTCTAATATAGGTTTTACTATTTTAATTAAACCTTCATCAATCTCTACAACTGTAATTGATTTTATATCTTTATCTTTTAGAAGAGGTAAAACTATCAAGCCAAGACCTAAACCAAAAATTAAAACATCTCCATTTGCCCTATTTATAAAATTTTGATTTGTACTCTGTTCCATTGGAACGTCTGACATCATTACTTTTTCTCCTTTTTTATACAAAGTTACATATGGATAATTAGCTTGTATACCTTCATAATACCAAGGTTTAGAAAAGTTTTTTTGTTTCATTTCTTCTACCTGTTGTTCCGTAATAGAAGAATAAAGTATTTGATAATTTTCACTATCTAATACTTCATTTTTATAAATGGTCTTTAAATCAACAAAATGTCTCATTTATAAAAATAAAAAAAGCCCCGATGAATATCAAGGCTCCTTTTAAAATACATAATGGATTATATGTTAATATCTAAATTAAAAGTGATTAAGTTAGTATATTGTTTTTCTACTGGTTCACTTAATTTAGCAACAGCAATCATTTCATTTGACCTGTTGTACAAACCGATTTCTGTAATATACAATGGGTCGAAGTTGTTTGTGTTGTTATTTAATTCTGTAACGTTTTTAGCCAAATCCCAAGTAGGATTATTTGTAAAGAAAAATTCACCTGGCAAAGCTAAACATACAACTGAAGTTTTGAAATTAATATTTAACTCCCAATACTTTAATTCAGATACTGTAGCATCATTGAAATAGATGTCTGTTGTTCCAGAAGTTGTATTTAAAGTATTAGTGTATAATTCATAACCTAAATTCCAAGGTACATTATCAACAATATCTGGATGTGTTAAAACAATAAATCCTTTATCTAATACAGCGAATCCTACTGGAATATCATAGTTATAACCCTGATTTGTATTTGTTGGATAATTTTGAGTTACAGATACAGCTAAATTAACACCAGACCAAGGCCTTGAATCTGTATTAATATCAATAGCCGCTAAGTCTGTGTAAGAAACTGCTGCTGGTCTAGTTGTATAGCTTGTAGTATTCCATGTCGTATTTGACGAGTGACTTAAAGCTCCTCCTCCAGTTTTACCAGTATATGGTAAATTTATTTCATCGCAAAATAAGAAAGCTATATTATTTCCTAATAATACGTTATTTTCTTTTTTCTGAAATGTAGAATAAGTACTTGAAACTACTGTTTTAGCACTCATATCAGTAGCACCACTAAATTGCGGAACTGTTATAGTAATACTTCTACCATCTAAAATTTCATTGTAATCTTCTCTTGGTATTGGTGCTATTACAATTTTGTCAACATTTAATTGCTGCAATTCTGGTCTAGATAATGAAAGAGCAGAGTTTTGAGAAAACGCAGCTGATTCATAAGGCACACCAAATGAAACAAAATAGTTTGTACTTTTACTGTTTAAATCAGTTCTATCGCACAAAGTAAAAGGCAAACCACTCAAATTAAGAGTATGGTAATAAGATGTTTCTTGCCTTGTTGATATTGTGCTTGTAACTGGTTTATTTGTTGCTGTTGCCATATTTTATATTTATTATTTTAAATTATCTTGAAACTGTTTCTGTACTACTAACAACTGCTGAAGGCCCAGAACTAACGGTAACCAGACTTCCAAAAACAGATTTAAATGAAACATAGAAAGTAACCGCCTCTTGTGGTTTATTTGTATCTAAACCATATGCACTAAATTGTATTTTTCTGATTCTTGTAACTGGTGCAGTTGGTATTGCGTATTGTAAGCCAGTTGTCGGATTTGTATTTATCCAGTTTCTTAATGCTGTTTTATAAGAAGCAGGAATTCCTGTTTTGTAATCATAATAACCATCTGCCATCAATGAATTTTGAACAGCAAATGTTACATATAATGTATTTCCTTGACCTGGATAGTGTATTTTCAAAACTGGTGCACCACTTCCACTTGTATTTGTAAGAGGTATAACAACTTTATTACCATTTGCAAGTGTTGTAAATTGTATTCCAGCTCCCTGAGGATTAGAAACAAAATACCCTTCTGTAACAGAAGCGTTTGTGTCTTCGTTTATAGTAGAAATAATAACTTTTTTACTAAATATTGTTGCTGGATTTGAGTTTTGTATTGCCATAGTTTTTTATATTAATTTATTATCCTAATGTTGATAAAGGTCCTATTACTACAGTTGAAGGTCCTGCTGTAACAGGAGGTGCATCAGTACTTATATTTACCGGGAATTCAGCTGCACTATCAACATCCAACAACAATTCACTAGACTGTGTTATAATGTTACCAACCTGTATACTTGTTAAATAAAGTGGGTTGATAAATGATATTGCACTTACAGTAAAATAAGTAAGAATAGTTTGTTTTACGTCTGCAGTAGCTTTCAAACAACCTTCTCCTTTACCAGTAATATCAGGAACATCTCCACTCTCTAGTCTAAAAGTTGTTTTATAATTCGTATCAATATCTGAAAGAGTGAATGTTTCTATTTTAAAATAGTCATTACCACTACTATCAAATCTTATGTTATTTTGATTAAAAAGATATTGTCTGCCTTTTTCTGTCAAGTAAGCAGTTGCATATACCGTTGTTGCTGAAGCTAATTTACCCATTTTCTATTTTTTAAATAAATAATTACAAAAATTTTTTAAAAATCAATTTCTAACTGGAATGCCAAATACTTAGAAGAGTTCTTTGGTATAGGATAAGTTGGTTTTCCTACAGCCACCAAAACACCTCCTTGGCTTAAAACGCCAACTTCTGTTATGTAAGTATCTGTATTATATGTCCCATTGAAAGTCGGATTAGTAGTTGAATTAAATGATGTATTTGGGGCTAAAACAGTCATTGTAGTTTTAAATGTTGTGGCCATAATTCCTGTCTTAACATTTCCAAAGAAAATATACTCATCTCCAAATGTTAAACCACTTTGTGTTAAAGAATTATTATTCATTGTAAATGCAGAATAATAACCATCAAGTGAATAAGTGCTACCTGAATTATAATCCTCTTGAGACACAATAAAAGTATAGCCTAAAACTGTTAGAGGGTCCAAAGGACTTCCGCTTAATATACCATTACCTATACCAGTGGACATCAATCTCCAAGTATCCGTTGGAATATTGTCAATATTTTGATATGGGTATGTTGTGTTACTTACTTTATTAACTAATAATTGAATTTTGTTTGCATTCCAACCAGTACCTGAATAAGATTGTAGACCAGCTGAATTTCTCATATAAGGGAAAGAGCTAGTTGGGAATGTTACTTTCAAAAATTGTGGGTCTCCATTAATATCAAGAACTCCATCAATTTTTTGTATATAACCACAATGTAAAGGGGTTTGGTAGCCATAAGTAGTGCCAGATGTATATGGTCTATCGCTGTCAACTAAATAAGTTACATAATAAGTATATCCAGTTTCTAGTAAACCTGTCGCTGTATTATTATCTAAAGGATATTTTGGAGTTTGTGTGCTTTCTAAAGGGGCTAAGCTTGGTAAAGTGTAGTTTCTATTTGATTTAAATGTTAAAGCAGTTAAAAGCTCAGGGTCTGTGATTACCATAATTTTTAATTTATGATAAACCATACCTAATATGTTTGAAGTGGTTGAATTACCATCTCTTAAAGGTCTCCATGTAGTTTGAGATAGAGCATCAAAATAAGTAGGACCTGCTAAATCAGTTAGTTTTAAGCCATATGTAGTACCTTGTCCAGCGCTTGCAGCTGTTCTGTGCCACATAAGCCAAGGCATATCAACTTCTACAGTTCCTTCTACTAATTGTTCAGCATAACTATTCCCAGAATAATTATTGGTATAATGTATAATACCAATTTGTCTTGTTTCAGAAGAAAAACCTAAATATTGTTTTGTTCCATTGTATTCTATTGAGCCATATGTTGTATAACCACTAATACCTGCATTTGTGCCTATTTCAGAACTTGTTCTTACTATGTTTAAATTCCAAACCCTTGTATCAACAGAAGATGCAGAGCCATAGTAAGTTTCTATACCATTAAAAGGATAAAAATATGCATTAACAGCCTGTGTAGAAGCAGGTTCTATAGAACCAAAATTAGGGACATTTCTATCTAAATAAACAGAAGAGGTTCCAGTACTAGCACTTAAAACTCTATAAAATAAATTTACAGATGGACTTGCTGAAAGAAGCGCACTTGAAGTAGAGTAAGAAAAACCACTACTTTGAATAGTTTGCCAAGGAATATAAACAAGTTCTCCAGCCTTAGGGAAATAAGTACCGCCAGACATTTGAACTACATTAGTTCCATTTGGAGTGTATGCTGAATAAGAAATTACAGAATACCCCATAGACCTTGGTGTATAAATACCCCAAGCATTTGTAGTTCCTGTGAAAAATCCAGTAGTCTCAGTATCTGCAGTAATTATTTGTTTTAAAGAACCAACAGTAGCCAAAGGAACGGGTGCACTTCCATCTAAATTTACACTTATAAAAGGTTGTGCATCTTTTGGTGCTAATATTCTATTGCTACAAGAAATATCATACTGATTAGTTATATCTATATTATATTTTATCTCTCTGTCAGATAAAACAGCAGTAGCAAAAGTTAACTGCCCCAAAGAAAGTAATTTCCTACCTTCATCAGTAAGTTTTATATTTATAAACGTCTGTGGTTCTTGTGGCAAATATCCGCTCATGGTTGTTTTTTTCTAATAAATATCAAACAAAAAAATATTTAAACTTTAAAAGAAAATAAATAGCATTTTTGTTTTATTTGTTTAGAATCGAAATCTTTTTTAGTAATATTTATTAAAAAAATAACTTTTAAAGTGGCAGACCAACTACCAGGACCTAATAGTGCTCAGACACTTTCCGTTTTTACAAGACCCGGAGAGGACATAAGACTTGGGGTATCTAATTCAGATTCTATTTTTACATTTGGTGATTTTAGAGTTTATGCAGATACAACCAGCCAAGTTCTTACTGGGACTCCTTTTAACTTAAGTTTTGATGGATTTTCTACTTTAGAAAGCTTAAGTGGTGTTAACTTTACACCGCCATCAAGTGTTTACGTTTCTCCATCTGAATTAACATCACCGTTAAACGAACCAAATTCATACACTTATTTTGGTTCTTTTTATTCGGATGTAGCAATGTCTATAAACGACATTATTCAAAATTTCCCTTATGCTATTTTGTCTTATAATGGTGGCAGCGGAACTACAATATATGATTACAGCCAGAACTACAATAACTTTACACATCTAAAAACTTCTACATTTAAAATACCTTATAACACACTTATAAATCAGGGTAATATTTTAGTTGGTACTGGTAGTCCTATAGGAAATTATAATCTATTGACAGATTACAAAGAATTTGCTATACAAATGAGGGCAGATTCAAGCAGTGCTCAAACTGGTGTTTACGATATTTTGTATTATAATTTCTCCTCAGATACATTTAATAACTACTATCTTGAATTCACTATAAATGGATTTTTAGAAAATGTAACTGCAAGTACTTCTGTTTTACCTATTTTAATAAGACCGAATGAAAAAAGGTATGCAAATTATATATTAAACATTGATAGGCTTGAATATAATTTGCTTTATGGAGAAAAATTACTTGTTCCAAATATAAATGATGATGAAACAAGTACTGAAAAAGAATTTATATGGCCTAAAAATATAGATGGTTTTAACCCTGATACTTATGGGAATGATTTTGAAACTTATAAAACAAACATATTAAAAGCGGCTCAAACTATAGATGAAGCAAAAACTAATATTTTATTAAAAACAGTATTGCCAGAAAACTATATCGAGCTTGATTCAGACAATAGAATTTATAGAACCATTACACAGTCTTATGCAAATCAGTTTGATGAAATAAAACAATACATTGATAACATAGCATACGCACATAGTGTTACCTATAACGGGCATGAATCTGTTCCAACTAAATTCATGGGTAAATTGAGTAACTTACTTGGTTGGAAGCTTTCTGATAGCTTTAGTGATTTAGACTTATTTGAATACCTAGCTTCAGATGTAACTGGCAACAATGATTCTTTTTCATATTTTAATATAGAAATTTGGAAAAGAATTCTTGTTAATATAGTTTGGCTTTACAAAAAGAAAGGTACAAGAGATGCTATTCAATTTTTATTTAAATTGATGGGCGCTCCAGACTGTATGGTTGTTTTTGATGAATTTGTTTACGATATAAATAAAGTTGTTGCAAATAGCTTTACAGCCAATACTTCTCTTGTTAAAATAAATGAAAATGGTTATGTAAGTATTCCGGGTAGTGAATATATTTTCCAAGAAGGAGGTCTTGGGAGAGGTAATGGTCAAAGATATATAAATCAATGGAGACCAGAGTTTGACCCTTTGAAAAGGGTGGATAATATAAAAATTGTAGTTGGTGATGATACTGTTTATGGTAGTGAAAATATTTTAAATACAAAGGAAGTTTCTATATCATTAGACCCTGCTGCAGCTATTGAATGTGATGTATTTTCATTCTATCAGCAAAGTGGAACTTGTTGGGTTTGGGGTAGTTTATATCCACCTTTCAGTTCTTTAACAGTCCCTTTTGAGTATGCTCCAGATTGTTCTGTAGCATCTCCAGAAGCTATAACTGGAATGACATTTGCTCAATATTTAGATTACATTTATAAAACAGCGCCAAATCCAAGAAATAGAAAAACATTATCTCAGGTACACACTTCTTTTTATTATCCTGAATTAAGAAACATTTATTTAAATTATTATTTATGGAGTAACCCTCAATCAAATAGATTAACGTTCCATAAATTACAATCTTTTGTTGATTTACTTGAACTTAATTTTAGTAATTATATAGAACAGTTGATACCAGCTACAACTATTTTAGAACATGCTGGTACCACAATAAGAAACACAGTATTTAATAGACAGAAGTTTGTTTATAAAGATGGTATAAATGACGGTTCAGAATTTCAGTGGAAATATGAAGTATTAAACCCTAGTTTAAATCCAATAACAGTAAACAGTGTAGTTAATGATTATATAAAAACTGGATTAACGCCTATTACAATAATAGGAACACTAAATCCTAGTTATTCTGCTTCTATTAGTTCAATAGAATTGGTGGCGCAAATAAATGTAAACAACTTTGCATCAGATGTAGATTCTTGGGATACCACTGCTGAGATTTTCCCTCCTGCAACAATTGTAGCTCCAGTTGTTGTGCCATTTTTAGGACCATAAAATAATTTGAAATGTCTATAGATAAGAATAAAATATTTGTTAGTTCTGGAGATAAAAATTCTCCACTTAGAGCTTTTTATAATAATGAGTATGTTTTCATAAATAATGGAAATGTAACTCCTTTTTCTTATCAAATACCAACCTACACAACAAATGGTGGTACTGTAAATTATTATTCACAAGATGCAGAATCAATATTTACAAATTTAAGTGCACCTTTCATAAGATTTAAGTTTTGTGGAGGTACAGAAAGTTTATCTGGAGATTCTTATATAGAACATAAAATTTATAGAGTTGAATATGATATTTTTAAATTGTATAGTTTAAATCAAGTTGACAATAAAATTGACACAAATAATCAAGTAGAAGACGACAAAAACAATAGCACTAGCAGTTCTGATAATAAATTCAAAAGAGTTAATAGTTTTAATTATTCTAGAAAAGGTGGTGGTGAATATGAAGTAAGACAGCCTAGTGGATATATTACTGGAGATGGTCTTGCAGGAAATGATTTGGATTATTTTCAAACAAAATTAAGTGTTCCAATAGTTACATTAACTACAAGTACAAGCAGTATTACTTCTAGTATTTATGACTTTCAAATAAGCCAGTATGTAAAAAATTTAGGTTCGTTTAAAACAAACTTATTTCTAGATAAAGCACAATACTTTGTAGAAACGACTTTTAATTTTAAATATAATGTTCCTAATTCTGATTTAGAGTTTTTTACAATAGACTCAGATAACAAAGTTTATAGTTCTTCAGTACCTTCTTATTTATTCTTTAAATCTTCTTCACCAGAACACACAATACAAACGGGAGAGTTTAATGGTCTTACAGTAAAAGGTAATTTTTTTAGCTATTTTGTTGTTCCAGATAAACCTAAAATGGAATATCCTATTCCTGAAGGTCAATTAACCACTTTTTCTCCGCAATTTGTGTGGTCAAATGGAGAAGATGCTGACGAATATCTTGTTCAAATAACCTATACAACTGGAAATACTGGTTTTACTGGTTCTGTATTTAACTACCCGGTTACAAAAGATGATGCAGAATTACAAGACGCTAGAAGTACAACTAAAGGGGGAAGTGAAGAATTTTCAACAAATAAAGCAATTAGAAAATATCAAATACCTCTAAAATCAAATAAATGCTTTAGGTGGAGACTTGGTAATGTCAAACAGATAGTAAACATATTTGGAGTTAAACAGTTTGTTGCAACTTTCTCTGATTCATATGTAGCTTGTACACAACCAGAGGCAGTTAAATTATTTGTAAAAGTTCAAAGCGATAGTCCATATGTTTCTGAAATTTCTGAATTTTTAGAACCACCTTCTTTAGAATCTGAATCCCCGGTTGAAGAATATATGTTAAGTGGTGTGGTGTCTGGCTCAGTTGTAAACTCTGCTTCTATGACATTAATATATCCAAATAGTAGTTTTGTTAATACTACGACAGATGCTTATGGATATTATTACTTTACAGGTCTTGAAGCTGGAACTTATACTTTAATAACAAATTATAGAGGTTACCAACAAGATACTAGAATTATAAATATAAATTCTAATACAACAGAAAATTTCAAACTTAAATTACTATGGGGTAATAATGTGGATACTTGGGGTGATTTAGGCGGTGAAAACTATTATGTATAAATTTTTGATTACTATTTATTTGTAAAAGCAAAAAATGACTGGCGAATTAATACTTACATCTTATACCTACGACCAAGGAAGAACTGCTATAAATTATTCTTATAGTGCATTGGCAGATTTTAATGCTGTAATCATAACAGAAGGTTTATCAGCTTGTACAAGTGGCGTTGGTGCAATTATGTCAGCTGGTACAGATTTATATAATATTTTTGCTACAACAGCTGGTTCTGATTTAACAACAGCTTCAAATGGTTTAACTCTTGGAGGTTATAATGTAACACTTGGTGGTGACCTAACTGGCTCCACTACTGTGGTTAATCCTGGATATACTTATTACATTAGCAGTAGTAGTACTGCATCTGGAGGAAATACAATTTATCAAAAAGGTTTTATAGGTTCTTCTTATTATGAAATTAAAACAACTCCTATAATAGGAGTTGAAATGATAGGTAGTGATGGGGCAAACATAACAAATACTGTAACAACAACAGTAGGTGGTGCTTATTTAGAATATAATAGCGCTGGAACTGCTGTTCAGGTTAATGTTGAAGCTGGTGGTGTAGAAATTTCAGACACAGTAGGGAATGTAGGTGCTTTTTATGCTTCAAATTATCATTCTAATTATACTATAAGGAGTTTACCAGACGTTGAGTGGGTAAATATTCAAATAGGAACTGCTACTACAGCTAATGTTTGGACATCTTCTACTGGAACTAATTCTATAGTTGCTAACAATGGTACAAACTTAGCTTCTGGAGAATTTACAATTGTTGGTGGAGATTCAAACTCAGCAACAACCTCTTCTTCTACAGTTATAAATGGATATATAAATTTATCATCTGGAATTTATTCTTTTATAGGAAATGGTTCAGGTAATATAGCTGATGGCACATATGCATCTACAATAGGAGGTTTAAACAATAGAGCATCTGGTATTCATTCTTCAATTGTTGGTGGTGCTGTAAATTTAGCTTCTGGCTCTTATTCTTTTATTTCTAATGGTATTAATAATACAGCCTCTACAATATATGCCTCTGTTTTAGGTGGAACATATAATAAAATTGATGCTGATTATTCAGTAATAATAGGTGGAACTGGTAATATAATTCCTTCTTCAGCAACATCGGCTGTAGTTTTAGGTATGACTAGTTTTGTAGACGCAGCTATAGATACAACACACATGGCAAATGCATATATACAAGGATATGCAGATTTAGAACCACAAGCAACTTTCCCAAAAGCTAAAGCTGGTAGAATGTTTTACAGTGCAGGCACACTAAATAGACTGATATTATTTACAGGCAACACTTTATCCGACTGGATGGTACTTAATTAAAATAAGAAAGGCCTCAATAAGAGGCCTTTTTTTATAATCCCTGTGAAAGATTGAAAAAGTTTTGTTGTAGATTTAAATTTGCTCTTTCTTCTTTTATCTCTAAAATACCAGTTGTAAACTGTTTTTTTCTTTGCATTAAATTATATTGCTTGTAAAGATTTCCAGCTTCATCAAATATAGAGTAAACACCAGTTTCCATATCTCTAATAGCATTACCAAATATACCATAACTTAAAGTTTTAATTGTTTGGTCTACCATTTCAACCTCAATCATAACTGGGTCAAAGAAAGTATTAGATATAAGAATTTTTTGTCCTGCTTTTCCTAGGTCTGGTTTTTGCTCAGAAGTTATAAGACTCAATTCATCTGGAGTAAGAGTAAGGAATAATTGATTACCATTATCATCTAAAACATATGAAGTGGCGCTTGGGTTTGAAGAATTGCTATTAGAGCTTATTGATACTAAATCACTACTCGTTACTATTCTATGAAAGTTTTTTATTTTAATTCCATTGTCATCAAAATATTCAATTTGATAACCTATCAATCCGCCTCTCCCTTGAAATTGTAATTTTGGTATAACTATTCCTTTTTTAGAAATCTGTATTTCTTCATCTGTGTTTGTTACAACAAAAGAACAATCAACAATAGTAGTTTCAAAAGACTTAGGTTTAATTAAAACCACAAAAAATCCAAGTTTATTAAAAATACTAGCCGGGAGTCTTAGTTTATATACACCATCTGCCCCTAAAAGTTTTCTAAATTCATTATTTGTAATAGAGTTGAAAAGTGGAACCATTTGAGTTTCACCTAAAACATCTCTACTTTCCGAGTAGGCATAAAAAATATCAACGTCATTAAAATCAACGTCTGCCAACTTTTTACTACCGTATATTCCTACTGCCATTTTTTTATTTTAATTATAAATATATTCCAAAAAAAAATAAATATTAAGGCATTCCACTAAAAGGAATTGAAATCCAAGAAGGTTGAGATATATAAATACTATTATAAGAAAAGCTACCACATGTACCAGTCATAGGAAAAGCGCCTTTTTTCAAATTAGCATACCAATATTTAGTTTTTGACACATTGTCTAAAAAGTAAATACCTCTTATTTTAGCATTTTCATCTATAGAATCAAAACTCCAATTATAGCCATTATATGAATAATTTGGGCAGCTTGAACTTGCATAGTTTGCGTTATTTTTTCCAGTAGTCATGCCACTATAATTTGTTTCAAGAACCCATGTGTTCTGTGGAAGTAGTGCCAATGTTTGAGCACTGTATCCTCCTGTAAAATTTAAATTTCCTAAATTTACTATCTTACCAGTAGCTGCAGTATTATTAAAATCCCTTAAAGCAAATTGATTTTCTGCATATCTTACATAAAAAGAAACTTCCCATTGTGCATCCTCATATCTATTAGTAGATGTATTAAGAGTGGTATTTGTAGGTAATAATACAGTAAAACCACTAGAAGTCATTGCTGTATAAACATCTATTGCAATTGTTTGCCCACTTCCAACAATCGTAGTTCCATAAAAAGCTGTATTTGGAGTTGTGTTTTTTGCATAAAAAATCAAATCGCCAAGATTACCCCAATTAAATAAATCATAAGTTGAATTTACTGGGGTTCTATTTGGCGTTGGTGTATAGTTTATATGGCCACCTCTAACCTGTGTACCATATTTAAGAGCCATATTAAATTGAGCCAATGTATTATCTCCAGGAGAATATCTTAATTGTGCACCTATATAGCCATTATAGCCAAAACCCACAAAAAATTCTGGTATATTTAAAGCAACAAATTTAGATTGAGGGAAATTATCTAATATCTGTATTGTTAAATTAGAATTAGGTAAGTCTAAATTGCAATATTGAGGGTTGGTTAAAGATAAATTTATATATTCTGTCTGCTCTGGGAAATTATCAGTATTTACAATAAAAGAATATGTTGCTTGAGTTTGTCCCGGAGTAAAACTTATTGTAACTTTATTTTGTGGTGAAGGTATTATTGGCGATACTGTATAATCAAGAAATGTCGATGCACTATTTTGAAATCCTGCATTAATATTTAAGTCAATAGTCTCTATACCTATTGCTGGTTTATTTAAAAATACATCAACATTATATACAGCACCTTCTGGTAAAGTTACCAAATTTGAGGCTATTAAATTAAAAAATGTATTTCCAGGTCCAAATATTGTTATAGGGATATTTTGCTGCAATGATAATCCTGATAGAGCGACTTCAGCCAAATCTGTCTTATCTGAAAAAACAATCTTTGAGCTTGATATGGCACCCGGTATTGTATTGGCATAGTTTTGAAAGGTCATATCAATAGTCTCAGCGCTTTCTTCTAAGTAATCATTATTTAAATTTACAGTAAAATATTTATATTGCTGTCCTGCACTCCAAGTAAGAGAGATTGGTGTTGGTACTGAGGAATAATAATCTGCAGAGTTTACATATGGTCCAGGTGAAAATATAACATCTACTTCTTCAATTCCTTTTTCTGAAACATAGTGTAATCCAACAGTTACTAAAACACTTTTTCCTTCTTCGCTATAATACGTACTACTTGTAAAAGAAACTGGCAAAGGTTCAAATGTCCAATTTGCATTTTCATTGGTTTCTAAATTTAAATCAACAAAACAATCTAATATAGAATTTATTCTAGAACTTTGTTGAGTTACTTTAGTGGTATTTGTAAATACAGTTGTTGCACACATATAACCGCTTGGTCCGCCTTCAAAAGGAATAACTCCATGATTAGTCAATGTTGCACCATCTATAAAAGTTATATTAGGGTTTAATGATGTAAAGCTTTGAGGAACGTTAATTATTGGTATTGTTAAGAAAGACGGAGGAATAATTGTTATTCCACTATAATTAGTTAACTGGTCATACAATGCTTTATTTACTGAATTACTACATGATTCAAAAATATTCCTACTCAACTGTTCGGTTTTTCTTTTTATAAAAACAGGAAGGTAATAACTATCTTCTTTTGTATAAGTATCCATTTCTGGATATGGATATGTCTGCATGGTTCCACCGTAAATATCCTGTGTAGCACCAGACATTTTAAATGGAGAATAACCATTCCAGCTACGATAAAATTCATAATCTATAATAGGAACAGAATCCACTAAATTTTCATCTATAACAGAAGTTGTTACTGTTACTCCAGAGACTATTGTTTGATTATAAAATTGATTAAATACAGAAGCAAGTTTTTTGTCAGAATAATAAATTTCTCTAAACTCTGAAACAGTAGTGTTTGCTGTAAGATAACCAAAAAAATTATTTATTACATTTTCATTTCTTGAATCATTTAAAAATGCTCTTACATTAAATTCATTTACAATACCTCCACCGTTTACTTCTAAATCATAAGCATAGTAATCATTATCAAGCTGTAATGTAGAAGTTACAGTTTGTCCAGTTTTGGAAAAAAATTGATTTAATAATAGCTTATGACTTTGCATTTTATTTATTTACTTTAATATCAAAATATCTGGCCTTTGAAATTACATTTGATGTTACTGTTACAGATAAAGTTATATCATCTAATGTAGTTTCTGTTGAAGTCCCTTTATTCCAAGGCAATTGATTTCTGCCATATAAATTAAACCACTCTTTAATTTGCGTATCTGTGAGAGTGGCAACATCTGGTCTTCTTGTTTTAATAAAACTTATCATTCCAGCTGTTAAATCCTGTCCATTTGTTACTTTAATTCTTTCTACATCATCAAAAAAAGAAAATTCTATAAAATAAGGATTAACCTCTTGTCTTTTTATTGTGTATATTGTATCATCCTTTGCTGTGTCTACATATTCATATATATCATAGGTTCTTGTTAGTAAAACAGTAATCCATGTATCACTAACTGGAACTGGAGATAAATTTTCTGGGTCTGTTGGGTTAAAATAACCATAACCAAGGTTGTTTGTGTTTCCAGAATCAGTTCTTATATTTCTATAAACATCAAAAGTATATTTATTATCTGCGTTTTCCATTATATAAATAAATAAACAGAGAAAAATTTTATAAAGGAGGAGTCATTGTAAATCCACCCATTTTTGAATTATATGGATTTACAGTAACTCCAGCTATTTCATTAGGTACAACTGGTATGTAATAAATTGTCATTTGGCCAAGTGTATTACCTGTGTTATAATTTCCAATTATATCCTGCCAAACTATATCAATAGGTTGTATTTCAAAAGGAACTCCAGGAACTTTAGCTTGCAGAGAAATGGCACTTTGATTACTCATATAAGCATAATTAGGACCTGTAGAAGTTATTATAGGACCCGGAAATGTTGCATAAACAGGGCCAATTGGTATAGGTGTTGTAAACCCAGTATTTCCAACATCTAACAACTGTTGCAATCCTGGAGTATTTACTGCGGAAACAGTAGAAGAGCTCCAATAAACAGGCCAAGACATACTATTCCACCAATACAATGCATTATTTCCAAAAGATACGTTATTATACAATTTATAATAATGTTGTGTTTGACCAGAATTATTAATAAAACGTATACCTCTAGTTTGAGAGTTTATTAAACCAACATTTACATTGGATGGGTTGACGTAATTTGAATTTATAACTAAAACACCTTTTTGAGAAACACTATTAAAAGATAAATTTGTATAAGTACAAGGTATAGGAGATAAAGGATTTTGTACAAATCTCATTCTTTCTCCTGTTGTTACATTATATGGTGAGCCTGGCACATTATCTCCATAAGCAGTATAATTTAATATTGATGAATGAGAGGTTCTTACAGCTAAAAAACAAATACCGTGAGTATAAACACCGTTTTTATTTATACTTGTGTATTGATTTGTATATGGCATTGCATATGTTAATGTACTATTTGTGTTATCTGGAATTACACTAGGTAAAACACAAGCGTTATTAACTGGGTCATAAGGCACCAAAGCATCTCTATAAGATGTTATAAGATAGTGAGTAATGGCAGATAGACCAGAAGCAAAACTATTTCCATAAACTCCACCTGTAGCATATCCGGGCTTTCTAAAAACAAAATCATATTTTGCCATATTATTACCCGAATCATTTCCTAGTAAAGTGAATTTTAAAGGTAATTGGTCAGAGTAAATAAATGGCGTTACTACTGTTACTGTAGCATAGTCACTAGGTGTTGGGTAATTATTTAAATTTGGACTTATTTTCAATTCTACACCATTACTAACAGACCTAAGAGTTACTGTATTACCAGTATTATCTATTGAAACTATAGTAAAGGGTTTTTCCAAACCTCTATTTATATAAAAATCTCCAGAACCTCCATCAATAGAATTTAAAAAAGCCTTAAATGCCTGTCCATACATAGGAGCAATATCTGGAGTTATTCTTAATCCGTTTATTGATATTTCACCTGCTGAACTATAAAAAGGAAAATAAGCTGTTGGTGGTATGTGTATTTTAACTTCAGAATAAGTAGATGAAGTGTAAATTGGAAATACTTTAAATGTTTGACTGGTTCCTGCTTTAAATAATGTATCTGTAGTAATATTAAAAATAGGATTTGGTGGTATTATTGTGTCTTCACCTTGATTAAAAATATCAACATAAAAATAATCAACTGGCCAAAACTCTTCATTTCTTCCTTCGTGAAAATGACCATTTCTAAATATAGAAGGAGAAGAATAATATCCAGATTGATATACTGTTGGTGACCATGAAGGATAATAGCCTCTACCAGAAAACCCAAGCCTGTTTGCCCACATTGTTCCTAAATCAAACTCAGCATAAGTTCTTGTAGTATTATCTTTTACAGTGAAATTATTACTATTAAAAACTCCTTGAGTTACATTAACATGATTTTTTAAATCATAAAAAGCATACTCCTCAAATTCTACAGGGAAATCTGAATTGGCAATAAACCTTAAGGTTTTATATTGTTCTCCAGCAGAAAAAGAAATAGTAGCATTTGTATTGCTGACTGGAGTATTATTTATTAAAATAGAAAAATCATTTGTTGGATTTAATGTAGTTAAGTTTGTGTTTAAAACAAGACTCACTGTTTCATTACCAAAAATACTTGGTCTCCCTAATTCTATTGTAGCCAATACATTTCCCCCTTCTGTAACTGTTTGTCCAGTTGAAGAGAATTGAACATACGTTGGCTTTATTTCTATAATGTCTAAATCTTTTTTAACCCAATGTTTATTGTAAAAAAATGGGAAGTTATTATTTAATTCAATAGTAGTTCCATCTTCATTAATATCAACAGTTTCTGTTCCATAAGGAACAAATTGATTGTCAGCATCAAAAAAAACTAATTTTTGTTCGTAATTTTGATTGCTATAATTAACTCCATTTCCAGGTATTACAAAATATACCGAGTTTTGCAAATAATTATCTAATTCAAGATAATATTTCCCCATTTTTTTATTAAACACATTACCTTTTTGAAACTCTAAAGGCATTGTAGTTAATGTTGTAATTAATTGTGTGTAACCAGAATCTCTATATACTCTTATTGAAAGATTATCACAATTTGCAATTGTGGAATTAACTATTCCATATATTCTAAAATTTCTGCTTGTATTTCTTTCTTCTTCAAATTGCTTTCTTACATCAAATGTATTTTCGTGAAATTCTTTTTTTATTTCTTTAAATGTTTTATTTAAATCAACAGTCAAAAAAATATCTGGCAATCCTTTGTTGATTACATCTTCAGAACCTAATAATATTTTTTCTATTCTATCCATTTTTATAAATAATAACCATTATAAGTTGACGGGTCTATCGTATCTATTCTAATAGCCCAAGGATTTTCTTTATCACCTAAAAAGCTACTATCCCAGTCATATGTTGAACCTCCGTAATTAAAATCATCACTCAAACCTCTATGTACTACACCATTACTTGAACCTGTTCCTTCCATGTTTACATACCAAGTTCCCCAACCACTTGATTGCGCTGGAAGGGAAAAAGTATTTCCATAATACCATTGTTGAGTACTATTACCACCTTGTGAAGTATGATTTCTTCTTACAATATTTGCCTCTAATCTATAAACAGCTGCAGTATATTTATTGGTTAAAAAATCAAAACTAGAATTCCCAGGTAAATTTAAACCAACATAAGCAAGTGATGAAGCATCACTTGATTGAAAAAATCCACCCGGATAAAAATCTATAACTTGCCCATTTATATAAGGACTATACACATTACCATTTCCATCATTACATACAACAGATGGATTAGAGCCCCCAAAATAAAATTGTACTTTTACTTTAAAAGTTCCTTGATGTATCAATTTCCAAGCAGGTACTCCATAAGTATTAGTATAGCATCTTGATGTTTGTTTACACTCTAACCTTACATAAGTAGGAATTACAAAGCTTTCTGGAGTAGTAATATTATCGGTACCAGAATCTATAATTCTATAAATATCTATTGTTCCATTTTTAATATTGTTTCTAGTATCTAATGACAAAGCAAAATTTTGGTTATCAAAATTGTAAATATCATTAGGATGTGAGTATGGTGAATAAAACCCATATCTCACTCCAGCAGCAGAAACCCCAGGCCCTGGATTATTTGGGTCGCCATAAGTATTTGAACCAAATCCAATTTCATAATCTGGGTAATAGGGTGTATCACTATACCACAATTCTTGTATTAATCTTGGCCACCCTTGTGGTTTCATAAAATAACCATAACCACATTCCAACCTTTGATATTTCTCTCCATTTAACACGTTAGATGAACCACCAAAAGGCCTATTTGTAGAAGGACCCCAAAAAGGTTCATATCCATTTGCATAACTTTCATTATAAGCTACTCCTCTTTCGTATTTATACATATAACCCTTTGTGGCTACGTGAGAAATTCTATTTGGGAACCATACACCATTATATTGTTGTACACCAAAACCTCCAACACCAAGACCCCAAACTTGAGTTCCTACCAAATCTCCATCAGCATAATTTGGGTCTTCTGTATAGTAAATCATATCACTTCCAACTGTACCATAAACAGCTCTACCTGAGACTCCAGATATTCTTACAGAAGTTGGTCTTGCTGGTATATTATATCTTGTTGGATAATTGATAGTCCAGGGTTTTTCATAAGGAAATTCTCCTATTTTTTCTAAAGCATCATCTGGAACATTTGCATTTGATGCTGCATAATTTAAATCAAAATGAGAAAGAGTATGAACTCCATTTATTGCACCAACCCATTCTCTGATTGCACCAGTTTTCCTTGTAGAAACATCTTTTTTAATGTACATGTTAAACTGATAAGCAGCAAGCCAAACACCTTTATTTGTTGTAGCATTACCATTTTTATCTGTTTGATAACCCTCTGGGTCATATAAATTAGCTTGTAATTTTATTACATGACAACCAAATTGATAAAACTCTAATTTATTTCTACTTTGAGAAAGCTCATTAAACCATAAGTATTCAGCCCCTTCTTGTCTATCTAAATCATTTGGAACGACTGCAACTCTTGAAGGTTTTCTTATTTTATTTAATGGCTGAGTCATATCTCTTATTTCTATTTTAAGAGAATTGGCTGCGTTTGCCGCTACTGCCTGTTCAAGCTTTCTTCCATAAAATCCGACTGGAGGGAAAATATATGTAGCCCATTTTCTAAGGTCGATATTAGCATTAATATTTACTTCTGTATATCCAGTTTGTCCTAACCCCCAAGCTGGAACAACTTCTACAGGAACTTGTCTAAAAAAGAAGCTTGGGATTTTGTCAATATTTTCATCATTATTTACAGGGAAAGGGAAATTGTTTAAAGCAATTTCATCTTTCGTTAAGCCTTGCTTAAATAAATCTACTTCAAAAATAATATTTTGAGAACCAGTAGGTGCATTGTAAATTATAAACTCACCATTATCATTTGTTTTTGTAATGTATTTAAATTCTGGAGGAACAGTTGTAAATCCAGAACCACTTCTTAAATAGTTATTAACATCATCAGTATAACTATCAATGTTAAAATATTCAGAAGGAATAGCACTTTCCTTTAAATTTAAAGTTATCCTTTCTCCATTCTCATTTACAGAGAAAGATGTAGGGTATGTTTCACTAGGATTAAATATACCAATAGGTACGTTTTTTAGTGGAATTTTTATAAAATCACCATTATCATTTTTAAGATTTTGAACAGCTACTAATCTACCAAATACTACTCCAGTTCTAGCTTCTTGTGTAGGTACACTGTTTACGGGTGTATTATAAATCTTTAAAGTATCTAAAGTGCCAAAAGTTCTTTTTATACCAATATCAACATAAAAATCATCAATTTCTTCAGTTTTATTGAAATAATAATTTGTATATGCCCCATTAGTTAAAGCACTAATAGATTGTTCAAAAATATTTTGTTTTAATTGAATATTTTCTGAAGTTAATGAAACATTACTTACAGCAATTATTGTTCCTCCAGTAACATAATTTGTACCAACTACAGCACTAAGTGGAACGTTGTAATATAAACTATTTGTTCCATTTTGAACTAAATGATAAAGTGTTTCTCCACTTTCAAAATATAAACCAGTTGGTTGGTTTAATGTGTTCAATGTAACATAAGAAGGGTATATTTCTGTTCTTGGGAAATTGGGTTTTAAATCAATTAACCTATCTGAGAACAAATACATGGTTGTACCTGTTCTAAAATTCTTTAAAAATATTTGCTCTTTTTTATTCATTTATAAGAAATAATCCTTTAAAATATAAATAGAGTACATAAAAAAATAAAGGCTCCAAAAGGAGCCTTTAACTTATTTAGTTGATAGAATTAATAAGCTCTTCTAATTCAATACAACAATCTCCTTGTTTCATTACATTTATTTCCCAGGGAATCATATGAAGGTTGGCAATGTTGCCTATTATATCTGGACTTATGTTTTTTTTAAATCCTTCAATTATAGAAAATTTATGGTCAAGATGGTATGCACCAATTTTACCAGCTTTACCTCTTTTATTAAAATTTTTTAACGTATGTAATGGTTGTTTGTTGGTTATATACCTAACTTTTTGATAATACTTTTTAAATTCAGGGAGACGCTTTTGAAATTCTTGATAAGTAAATCCAGTACGTTTTAAATATATATGGTCATATACACCTTGTTCTTTTTTTGTTATTCCTTAAATTAATATTATTTCTTTTTATTACCTTAGAAACACCTGCAGAACTAATTCCAATAACTGAAGCAACCTGTGTAGTGGAAAATTTTTTGTTAACACACAGATAAATACATGTAAAAAATAAATTTTCCAGAAAAAATAATAACAATTAATTATTTGATTATTAGTAAATTATCCTACACGACATAAAATATCTTTTTCTGGGTATTTTATTTCAAACATAGAAATTGGGGTTCCTATAATGGTATTATCAACTAAAACAATATTTGTTCTATATCCACCATTTAAAGTCTGAGTTTTATTATTTCCAACCTGTGAACATATTGTATTAGAATAACCTCCGCCTTCCATATTGAAAAATCTAATATCCACAACATTTATTACTCCCGGAACCTCTCTTAAAATATCAACAACTTGTGAAACATATATATTTTGATTCATTTCCCATTTTTCAATATTAAAAAAATCTGTTACTACTTTTATAGCATTTGATTTTATTTCACTTGGATTGTAGTTTCTATCAATGAATAAGTCTATTTCTATTTGAAGATTCACGACTTTACCATCATTTATTTCAACAAAATCATTAATCATTCTATATGGAGTAAGAAATCTTAAAAGGTTATTTTTAATTTCAGATGTTGAAATTGAAAGAAGATTTCCATTTCCATCTCTCGTAAGTATATACATTTTAACCTTATTATCCTCTACCATTCCATAGATTCTAAAAGGAGCACCATATTTTCCAGGCATTTGATATGACCTAGCAATATAATCTTCAAGAGTAACACATCTTTTTTGAGTGGCGAAATTAGCTGCAATATGATTTTTAATTTCTTCAACACTTGGCAATCCTACACCTCCTATAGCTGGTATTGGGTTGTTCGCTCTAATTGAAGAAATTACTCTTTGAGCTAATGCAGCGTCTGGACCTTCCATTACAGCATCAACATTTGAAACCTCCTGTAAAGTATTAGCCCCTACATTACTGGATGGACCACCTCCAACCCTATATTTAATAAACAAAGTAGAGTTAGCTGGAACTGTCTTACCTAAAGATGTATTCAATAAAATATTTGAAATATCTAAATCATTTGGTGGGCATTTTTCTCCTTCTAAAGATGTTATGTAAGATTCATAAGCATTATAATCTGGTGAACCACCCCCAAACATTAGCTTACATGTTCCATCAGCCATAAATTCTTTAGTAAATCTTTGTTCTACTTCAACATATCTACCAACTACAACAGAATCTGTTGAAGACAATGTAGTATCATCTTCCATAAAAATCTTGTCATCTGGCAAATCATCAACCTCCCAATATCTTAAATCAAAATCATTAAACTCTTGATAGGTTGGAGTTCTTGTAATCCCTAATTGCCCTGTAAAAATTATAGCATTAGAAATCTCTAAAACATTAGTATCTGGTAGTGTTAATTCAAAAAACGGAATAGCTTCATCTGCAGATATTTCTTTCTTAAAAATTTTTGTTACTCCAGCTTTTATTTTTTCTCTTTTTATGAGTCTGTATCTAATAATATCTTGATTACCATTTAAAACTGGCTCTATAATTCTGTTTGCAATTCCATCTTCGCTAAAATCTTTTGAAAAATCTACTTCTGCTGTTGTTTCAAAAATTTGCCCTGCTCCTTTAATTTGCATTCCCGGTCTTATGATTGGTAAGTAAGCTGGATTTGGTCCGTCAGCTGTAGCTGGAACCTCTATAATAATATCTGCAACTGTGATTGCAGGTCTAAAACCAGGTATTTTATAACCAAAAGTTTTTGCCATTCTATAAGCCGATTTCCTTTCAGCCAAACCATCTAAAAACAGCTCATTATACCTCTTGTCTGTAGCATAAGATAATAAGTCACCAACATAGGCATTTAAGTCTAGTAATGCCATACCCGGAGAAGCTACATTAAAATCTTGCCACTGGTCTGGGTAAAAAGCTTTCAAATAGGTTATTAAATCTTCACGTATAGTTGTATAATCCCTATTTAAATAATTTATTTGCGGTTTTTGGGCCATATTTAATCAATTTGTTCAGTTTGTAAATCTATAACTATTTCATCCTGCATGTCTCCTAAATCAGGAATTTCATATACTATTTTTGTAGTTAAAACCAAAGTACCTTCATCAAAAGAAAACACAATATCTTGAACGTTTATTTCTGGAATATAAGTTTGTATTTTCAGAATCAAAGCGCTTTTTAATTCAGAAGAAGAAATCTCATCCCAAGGCTCCATGATATAATCATATAAAGGAGAATAAAGGTTTATATCCATAGGCCTTTGTCTCTTTTTTAGAGTGAGAAGGGCAATAAGATTACTCCTTACTGTTTCTGCAGTAGTTTTTGTGGACCTAAACATTCCACCTTCAAAACTGTCCTGAAAAGGAAATCTAATACTAATTGACATTCTTCTAGTGATTTAAATATAAATAGGTAACCAAAAAAAATAAATAAATAGATATTTATAAGTAAAATCAAAAGATGGGAATTTTTAGAATATATCCTAGCAAAAGCAACACTATCGCCAGTGGTTACTACAAAAGATACAACTCTGGCCAAAATGCCGTTACAGAATTATGGTATGGCGGTGGTGGTGGAGACTCTTCTTTAGAGAAAAGAAATTCAATATCCCGTTTTATAGTTTATTTTGACCTTGAGGACCTTCAAAATAAGTTTTTAGCTAAAGATATTAACGAAAATAACGTGGTTTCTTATAAGTTAAAAATGACCAATACAGCACCAAGAGACAAAGTTTTAGAAAGAGAGTTTGAGTTTGATGTTCTTGAAAAACAAATAGCTGCTTCTTATGATTTAATTTGCTTTCCAATAAACAAAGATTGGGATGAGGGTAGAGGTTATGATATGGTTAAAGATTTTTATGTTGCAAAACAAATCGGAAACCCTTATTTAACAGGATATTCAAATTGGGATTCTGCCACCTTAATGAATTCTTGGGATGAGCCTGGAATTTATAACAACCCAACAGCTTCAACAGCTGTCACTTATTATGCTACACAACACTTTGATATAGGCAATGAGAATATAGAAATGGACATTACACCAATAGTAAATAATTGGTTGAGTGGTGGCTCTTCTAACTTTGGTGTTGCAGTAGCTTTCAGAAGAGACTATGAACTTTTAAGTACAGACACAAGATACGTAGCTTCTTTTTTCACAGAAAAAACCAATACAGCATTTAAACCATATTTAGAAGTTAAATATAATCAAAGTTATGTTGATGATAGACTATCTGTTTCTAACAACAGGCCATGTAAGTTATTTTTATATACATTCAGTGGAAATAACTCTGCAAATTTCTTCTCTTCTTCAACTGTAACAATTAAAAACTCTTCTAATGTAGATGTTTATACTGGTTTAACTCCTGTACAAGTAGAAAGAGGTGTTTATTATGTTGAAGTATGGATGAGCGGAGCATCAAAAGGACAGCAGTTTAAAGATATTTGGAATGGTGTTACTTTTAATCCTGGATACGACCAACAAGATATAACTCAAACATTTGTTGTACAAGACAACTATTATTTAAGTAATGCACCGCAAGTTAATCATTATTCAATAGTAACATACGGTTTAGAAAATGGAGGAACTGTTTGGAACAATGAAAGCATAAGAGTTTATTGCGATTTAAGAGTTAACTTCTCTACTAATGTTCCTAAAACTCCTTATGATTTACAGTATAGATTGATAATGAATAATCAAATTGAATGTATACCTTGGACTTCTATTAACCAAGCTGTGATGAATAAATGCCAAAGTAATTATTTTGTATTAGAGACAAGTTGGTTGTTGGAAAATCAAACTTATGAAATACAGTTTAAAATAAATGAACTTGGTACGTCTAGAATAGCTCCAGAAAAAATAAAATTCAAAGTAGCTAGACCTTTTTAATTAATTCTTACGTATTGAGAAAGTAAATTTTGCAATTTACCTTGAACTGTATATTGAGTCAATTCAGTAGAAAATTGATTTGGTGTTAATGGTGCTTGTGGTGTATGTATATGAGTTAACATTGTTCTAATTATCAAATCCAATAATTTAACAAGTTCATCACCAAACACAGTAGGGTGTAGTGATTTGGCTAAATCTCCAAAAGACTTTAGGTCATTATTTACTTCATAAGCTTCTAACTCTCTACCTCTAAATTTTCCTTTAGGAGAGTAAATGTTTATATTAGTTGATACTAAATTTGTTTGCGAATAAGAAGTTAATAGTCCAAAGTTTTCTGGGTTTGCATTATCTCTCTGAATTAATTGCAAATAAGAAGGTGAGTCTGTGTTTGCTTCTAAAGTATTTAATTTAAACTTACCTGCTACCAAATAAACTTCTCTTGGTCTTAAAACTAAGTCAGAATCATTTCTTCCTTGAATTGCTACGTCAGCATCTGTAGGAAATAAAGATGAAATTCTGGGGTCTTTTTGAGTTTGTGCATTTACACTAAATTCTGTATAATCAAATATTTTTACAGCATCTGCATAACTTTGGAATCTTAACTTTGTTTTCGTGTTTATTATAGGCCCTATATAATATCTAGCGGCAGATTCATCACGAGGATTTTCCATTATAATAAAAACCATTTCACCAACCTGTGGTTTAACAAACATAAATTGAGGCATTAAAGGAATGCACATTTTCAAGTTATCATCTGTAGTATCTCTATCTTTACCACCAGCAACATTTTCATCTTGGTCTAAATTTATAATTCTAGCTGTAATCCTATTTTGTTCTGTATAATCATTTGTGTTTACAACAATAGCAGGATACAACAATCTATTCCCAGTAGATTGTTGCTCTGAGCGATGAGTACTTTGCCCATTCGTGTCAAGCAGAGATTTTGCTAATGCATCTAAACTCATATTATCCCTTTTTTATTTCTTCTAAAATTGATTCGTGTTTTTTTTCAATTTCTGTCATTTCATTTTTTATTTCTTCAACAGTTGCCATGCCAGCAATATGTTTTTCACCAAACTCTTTTATATTATCTAAATCTTCTAAGATTTTTTGAACAACCTGTTTTTTTAGCTCATATTCATCAGCTAATTTACAGGCCTCTTCCATCAATTCTTTTTTTGTCTTTTTCATAATATATTATCTTGCAATACCAACTCCAGTATGTGGAACAACAGTAGCTCCAACAACCTGAACTGGACCACCAGAGTTTGCACCTGTTGCAGAAACGGTTGCTCCAGCATCATAAGCTAAATCAACTCTCATATCAGACTGTATAGCATCTACAAATTCCTCACACAATATTTTTACAAAATTTTCCATTACATTAGGAGCATTTCCTTCTAATGGGCCAGTAGGTATTCCAACCTCATCAAATCTTGAAATTATTGATGATGATAAAATTTCAGCATTCAATCCCGGCCTAGCCTTTGCTGCTAATATTTGCAATAAACCTAGTTTAGGTACAGGTATCCTATCTTCATTTAATAAAAACAAAAAGAAGTCTGCTATTTCCTCAGAAATATTTAAATTTTCATCTATTGGTATTGTACTTGCCATATATTATCCTTGTATTATTGAATTTAAAGTACTAAGAGCTGCTTGATACCTTTGTATTTTATTGGCAGCGTCTACGCCTTGGGCGTAGAATACTTCATATTTTTTTCTAAGTTTTTCAACCTTTCTTTGTTGTCTTTCTAATGCAGTTCTGGCAAAATAATTTGCCACTAATTGTTTGAATTTTTTAATTGCAAATAATAAAAGCAGTTTCAATAAATCTTTTAAAAGTGCATTTAAAAGACTTCTTTGAAATTCTTTTTGAACATCACTATTCGCTCCACTTGTATTGTTAGCAATATCACAAGAAGAGAAAATGACTGTATTCATAGGAACTGTTGCAGTTATACTTTTTGAAGTTAAATCAGCTTGTATTTGTGCAAAAACAGTAGGTAAATAAGGTTCAACTAATGTCGCTATAAACGTTATTAATTTTTCAATTAATATTTGTCCAAATCTTTTTCCTGCTTGATTTGCATTTGTTTCATTGTTTATTCTCTGTGTTTGATTATTTACATGTTGAATAACAGCATTTAGAGATTGCGCTGGAGGAACGTTTGAGCTTGATGCTGTAAATTGACCACCACCAGTAAAAAAACTATCTGGGTTAGCTGGCAGCTTTACTTTTACACTTTGACAAGATATTTCATAAACAACTTCACCTTTTTCAAGCTGTTCTTGTAGTTTCAGTTTATTGTATTCTATGTCATTGTTATTTACTATATAATCATTTGACAAAGAGAAATTAAATGAACCACATACTGCATTTGATATTAATCTATCTCTTTCAGCTTGACTTGCCACTAAAGCAGAAGCTGCAGGGCCACTTCTAGGACCAAATAACATAAGAACAAGTTTTTTTGCTAAATCTTGCTTTACTGCTTGTAAAAATGTATTTGGGATAATACTAGCTAAGTATTGTCTATTAGAGCTTTTATACTGTTTTTTTAAATCTTTGGTTAAAGATGATGCGCTAGACCTATTGTCTATAAAAGGGCTTAATTGCAAACCTTGTTCCCCTAAAGAATCGGCTATGGCTGCAATCACCTTGTCTTCTAAAAAAGTCCCGGCTTGGTCAAATACTTTTGTTAAAAATGCATTAAACACCGTTTCTGGTGTAAGACCCATAGCATTTAAGAGTCTTAATAAATAATCAAACGCAGAGATTTGTCTTTCTTTTGGAATGTCCTTTTTTGCTCTAAATGGCAATGCCAACAAGCTCTTCATAGAGCCTATCTTGGCGGTTAGCTCACCTTGAGCATCCGTTAGAGGCGGAAATTGAGGTACATTTAAGGCCATGTTTAATTATTGTCTTCACTATCAATGTTGGTTTCTGGTAAATTTCCTTGATTTCCAGCTTTTTTGTCGCTTTCAATAGAATCAATAATCTTTTTCATCATATCATCACTCACAGCATTTCCAGGACCCATCATACCCTTTTCTGTATCTTTGAATATGATACTCTTCATATCTTTAGAAAGGTTCATTAAATCATTTGTGTTATCGGATGCCAACCTTAAAAAGGCTACGGCATTTTTACCCATCACAACAAAATGTTCATTACTTTCCATAGACTCATCAACCTTCCTATATCTATCTAAGGCTAATTCTCTTTCTTCTTCTTTGTTCTTTAAAATCTTATTTAAAAGGTCTAAATAAGATTGTTCTGTAAGTTTTATTTCTTGACTCATATGACACTTTTTAAATAAATATTAGTACAAAAAAAAATTAAAGTAAATAATCATCCTTAACCCAAATGTACAAAAGCTTAACTTGGGTTAAATGATGGTCATAATTGCTTAAATATTCGGTGGCTGAATGGGTACAGATATACTTTTTTAAGGATTGTTTATCTGTAAAAGTGGCTTCCATTTTAGGGTCCAAATCTATGTATTGGTCAAAATGGCAAAAAATATCTATAATATTTTTTAGAAATGAATAGTATTCTTTTTCGTAAAATGGCAAAAACCTTGCTTCAAATTCCAAGTTGTCTAAAAAAAAATTATAGAAACCAACACAGTTAAAATAATTTATTTCCTCAGAATCATCTTCAAATAGATTTTCAAATATCTTTAATAGTACTTTTTTTTTATGTTCAATCTTCATCTTCATTTTTTTTCATGAAGTCTTTTTTAATGATTCTATAAAAAACTCTAAGTCTTTGAAGAGAATATGTAATATCTTTAGTTTCTAAACCAGTATTTTCTTTTATTAGCTGATATATATAATTTTTGTTATAAGCTCCTAATATCTCATGGTTTTTAAAAATAGAAATTATAGCATCAGCTACTCTAATGTCATTTTCAGACCACACACCTTTTTCTAATTCAGCTTCAATTTCATCTGTTATATGACTAAAAAGCTTATAAGAACTTTCTAAAGGCGTTACTTCATCTAATTCAAAAACTTTTATACTGTCAGCTTCTTCTTTATGGTCATCATAATCAACATTAGTCTTTTGATGTTTATCTTGGTCTTTTATATCACCCATCAAATAATGTTTGGCTATGGTTCCAAAAAAAGAAAATGATTTTGTATTTTGGTCTGCGTCAAAATTTGCAAACTTACAATACACAAAAGACACACAATTGTTATGTGTAGTCTTAACATCCTCACCAGGCTTAAATAGCTTAAAGTTGAAAATGATGTTTTCAACCAATTTATTAAGAGGTTTTTGTATTTTATCTCTGAAAATTTTATGCTTTTTTGAGACTATTTCTGGTCTTTCAGAGAACTCTATTGCCTGTTTTAAAGCCTGAACATATTCGGTATCTTGCTGTTTCTTTTCTTTTTCACATTTCTCAATGTATTTGGCCAATTTGACCTGATAATAGTTGGAGTCGTAGCTTAAGTATTCTTTCACTGCAACTTCAACTTCATCAGGCCAATAGGTCTTCTTCTTTTTTTCTAATTCAGCAATATCCGAATCTTCTACAGTCTGAGGCTCTTTTTTCAACTCTTTTTTCGTGGTTTCTTCATTTTCTACAAGCTTATCTTTATTTTTTTTAGCTTGCTTTTTCATAAACCTTTTTTCTGTCAGAATCAAAAAAATACTCTTTCTTAGCGATTTCAAAATACCATCTTGCCTCCTCTTGAGATACTCCACCTTTTTCTGGTGGGAATGCTGTTAAATCCTGAGGTAGTTTACAAGTACTATCTTTATAGAAATCCTTTCTAACCACTCTCATTTCATAACCCATTCTAGGAATCGTCATCGCCTTTAAATCATTATAAACCATTCTCAAAAAGAATTCATAATAATGACTTAGTTTTAAACTTTCTTTCATTGGGAGATACCATCCATCAACTTCTTCAGAATAATCTTTAATAGAATTAACTCTATATAAAGCACCTAAAGGAATAACACAGTTAAATCTTAATAACAAATTAACATCAAACTTCCCAGCTTCCTCAGCAAAACCTTCAGCCCAACTAGCATCATTCAAAAATCCCATCAATGTACCATTTAAAGTGTTTCTTACAAGAGGTAAGAAAATTGCAATATTTGGATTTTCTTTTTCAAATCTTGACGCTGTTTCAAACCATTTTAAAGAGAATGTATCTTCAATTTCTGCAATTGAAATATTTTCATATTCATTAATAACTGCAGCATTGAAAACAGTGTTAAAAATTTTAGAAACATTGTAATCTTCAGTTACATTTACAATGCTATAATTAACACCTTTTTCAGAGTTAATTATCTCTTCAATTAATTCACCTTTTTCATTTCTTTTTCTAGTGATATAATATGGCTTATCAAGAATGTTTTTAATATTTTCAATTTGACTTTCATTATAATCTTTAGTGATTAACAATAAGTCAACAGGATTGCTCTGATTAGCAATGCTATAAAAACACTCGGCTGCAATATTACCAATTGGAGTGTGGTCCAAATAAATTCCTAATAAGCAATTACTTTGTTTTGATTGCTTCAAGTTCAGAGATTCTTTCATTTTTGTATTCATTTATTATGTTTAACAAATTTTCTTTTTCTTTTTCAATGGTATAATTAGCCAATGTTTGTTCATATGATTCTTGAACTTTAGCATCGTCTAATTCTCCCATTAACCATTTATCAATTGCAATACCTAATATTTCAGCAGCCTGGAATAAGTCTCCGTTGTTTGTCCAGAAACCATTGTTCTCATTGATATATTCTTTCCCTCCAAATGAAGCGTAACCTACAACGTGAGTACCACAAGCCATAGCTTCTAAAGGTAATGTACCAAATCCTGCAATTTCATCTGTATATAAAGCAAAAGCACAAGAAGATAAAGTTTCTGCAAACTTTTCTCTATCCATATTACCAAGCTCGATAAATCTAATCCATTTTAAGTGAGGATAAAAAGCATAAAAAGTTTTAATTAAATTGAAAGTTTTCATTCTACTTTCTTGTCCTCTACCACCAGAAAAAGCAACCATAGGGAATTTTTCAGATAATTTAGCTGGCACCTTGAAAATTTCTCTATTAATACCTTGCTTAATTTCTTTAATTCTAACTCCCGGCATAACTGAATTAAGGAATTCTGTAATTGCATCTGAAACAGAAATCACATCTTGAATTCCAAAGTGCTGCCATTTTTGACCAGGCTGCATGTTATTTAAAACATAGAACCAACTTTGTGCTAAAACAACTCTTTTACAAGAAACTTGCATTGTTTTTTGCATAACATCTGGGAAACCTTCTGGGATAATTAAGAAATCTTCTGGGTTTACTGTTAAAGGATGAGCTTTATGTTTTATATACTCACCTTTATCATTTTTTTCTCCAGTAAAACAAATTTCCTTGTCTCCAAGTGGAACAAACTCTAAATCTTTAATTGAAAAATCTAACCAATTTGGATTGAATCTTTCGAATAAATCTGTTTGCTTTTTTAATCTTACAGACTCTTCATAAGAAGCTCTTTGGTCTAATCTAGGCTCATATACTACTTTAACCTTTAAACCTGAATCTTTGATTATTTTAGCGAACTTCAATAAAACGCCTATTCCCCCCGATGGGAAATTCATTCCGGGAGCATAAAAAATAACTGAAAAGTCGTTGTTTTTTAGCTTGTCTACAGTTAAGTCAATTAGTTCATTATGACTTAAAACTTTTTCTTCTGCAGCTTTTTCTTGGTTTTCCATATTCAATTAATTTATAGTAATAAATTTGAATAAATATAGGAGGGCCCAAAAAAAAAGTAAATATTTTTTTTAAAAAATAAAAAAACCGAGATATTTACTACCTCGGTTTTTAAAAAGCTAAATTTAAAACTACTTAATTAGCTGTGGAATTGTCTGTATCTGTATTTGATTTAAGAGCATCCTTATCTTCACCTAAATTATTACCATCCACTACAGAAGACATAAAGTCTGCTGTTGAATAATTATTAGTTGACATGTTATATGCTCTTGTTTTAATAGCATTTGTCATCGCCATATAAGCAGTGGCTGTTCCATCAACAGAAGGCACATAATTTACAGTGTTTGAGGCTGAAATACCAAAGCTTCTTGCAGTTAAAACAGAATCTTGATTAGCTCCAATGAAGCTAATTGTCCAAAGATTTGTTTTTTCTAATTCTGTAATTAAACTTTTAATCTTTTCAGAGTTATACTCACTAGAACTGTTCTCTTCGCCATCAGTCATAATTACCACCAAAGCAGAAGCATCTCCACTATCAAGTTTACCTTGAATTCTTGTTCTTAAATTTGTAATACCAACACCAATTGCATCATGTAAAGCAGTCATACCACCAGGAACATAATCTTCCTTGGTTAATTCTTTCATTTTACTTGCTGGAACATCTGAATAAACTGTTTTAACAGCAGAATCAAATGTTACAAGTGTAATATAGTACTTTTGATTAGGGAACTTTTTCTCTAAGTTTTTAATCTCTTGAATTTGTTCATTTAAACCTTTTAAAGTAGTATCTCTTACAACACCCATAGAACCACTCTTATCTAATACTAAAAGATAATGAGTTTCATTTGGAACTTTTGTTTGTGTTGTAGTCGTAGTAGTTGTTACAGTTGTTGTTGTAACTGTTTTAATAACTTTTTTAGATTCTGGCTTAACTGTTTTCTTTGAAGTTTTTTTAACTACTTTTTTAGGAGTCACTTTTTTAGGAGTCACTTTTTTAGCAGTTACTTTTTTAACAACCTTTTTAGCTGTTTTTTTAGGAGCTACTTTTTTAGCAGCTTTCTTAGGAGATACTTTCTTTTTATTTGTTTTCTTGCTCATAATTTATTGTTTTATTTGTTTGTTGTGATTAAATAAGTTAAATAAAAAATCTTCGTCTGCAATTTCTTTTAAAGAATCAAATGAGTAATTTGCTGAATCCCATTGATTAAACAAATGATTGATTTTAATTGATTTTTTATTAGATGGACATGACTGAAAAACCTTCGGATGTACATCAATTATTACATCGGCATGATTCCATTTCTCTTCTTCAGATTCTAAAAACATAACATTTTTAACTCTACAATGATATTTTCCTAAGAATCCATAAGTTGGAGGAACTGCCTTGTGTTTTAAAGTAGAAAATAAAACCACTTTAAAAAGACCATTTTTTTCACCAATGTGCTGAATTTTATTAGCAGCCTCTACTGCACCTTTAAATTCTGGAGCTTCTGCAAATATTTGATAAGGATATTGCTCATTTATAAAATATTCCAAATGTTCTTTTGGGGTCATATAAATAGGCTCTGTGTTTAATTCCACTTTTTGACTTTTGTTGTCTAATTCTAAAGCCTCAAACATCTCTATTTTTTTCGGCTCAAATTTATAGTGGTTTAATAAGTCGAAAGAATCAACGGGGAGTGTCAAGAGCTCTTTTTCTAGTCTTTCTATTCTAGATTGTTCTTCATTTTCTTCTTCTTTTGTAAATTCTCTATAAGTGAAATTTTCTTCATTCATAGCCACAATTCCCGGATTATGAATGAAAACTTTTCTATAGTGTCTGTCAAACTTATCTAGCCAGTCACGAAGAACTCCGTCAATATTTATACCAATTGTTTTCATAATTAAAACCAAAGCCTTTCTTCTTTTACACTTTCATTTGTTTTGTCTACTATTTCAAATTCTACACCAGCTCTGCTGTGTCCAAAATTTGTATGTATCCACTTAGAGCTTCCATACATTGATAAAACTCTTCTCCATCTAAAACGCTTGCCATATTGAGTTAGTGTTTGATGTAAATCTCCAACAACAATATGTACATGTGGGTTTCTCACTTTCATTATATCAATGTATTCATTAAAATAATTTTGTGTTTTTTCATCTAAAACTAACGGAAAACCATGTTTTTTATCTTCTTTATCTTTACCATGAGTTAAGATGAAAGTGTGAACACCATAATCAAAATGTTCTATGAATTTTTCAAAAACTCTAATTTTCATATCTGGGTATTTTATACCAAAAATATGCTCCAAAGCTTTGTTGGCTATATAGCCAAAATCTCCAGAATGATTATCATCACCAACAGAATAATATTCAATATTATTTGCCATATCTAAGTCATGAAGAGTTTCAAAAAACTTAAGAGTAACATTAATATAAGTATTAAACTGTTCCTTGTTATTCATGTTTTGAGGTAAATGATGACCACCTCTTGTTGTTTGACCATTGTATCCATCTAAAGCATCACCTAGATTACAAACAATTATTTTATCAAATCTTCCATAGATTTTATAGTAATCATGAATTTTCATGACAGTTTTGTTCATTCTATCTGAAAATTCTTTCTCATCATATTTGTTTTGATATATACTATTTTCAACAGTATAAGCACCTACATGCTGGTCTGATAAATAAACCAATAAAGCCTTTTCGGAGTTCACTGGTTTTTGTTCAATATGGAAAGGAGTAATGTCACCAAGTTCTAGTTTAGAAATAACTTCCATGAGGTCATTTTTTCTATGTCTTAACTCGATTAATTCCTTTTGAGTTTCATGCAATAATTTCTCAACTGCCCTACCTCTATCTAGCTCTATTTTTTTAAGTAAATTATTCTCTTTATTTCTAAAAATAATTTCTATAATCTTATCTTGATGAAGCTCTTCTAAGACGTGTGGAGCAATAGGAATAGATTGTTTTGTAATATTGAATGCTCTTAAAATTCTTTTGAAATCTCTAAAGGTTAATCCCGGAAAGTGTCTTGAAACAGTTCTTAATGTTAATCCTGCGCCATCTAAACTTGAATATAGTCTGTAAACCATATCCATTTCTTCCCTTGTGAAATAACCAACAAGAGGTTGTTCATCCCTAATTAAAATTCTATATTTATATCCAGTAATTCTAGGTATTTTCATACCAGTATTATGCTCTACAAATACATCACTTGGGTTTTCTCGTAAAGACTCTCCAGAACTTCTTTCGTCATACTTATCGTCTTTATAAGCATCGTATTCAAACTCTTCTTTTTCTTCTTTTGAAAGGTCGTCAAAGTCAATTGGTTTTTCTTTGACTTCATTAGGGTTTGATTTTTCAACAGGTCCAACACCGCTCCAACCTTCTTTTTGAAAAAGGTAATCATCATAATAATCAACAAGTCTCTGTTCTTCTTCGGTCCTATTTTTTTTAGACCTTAAAGAGTTTATTTTGTCTCTGACTAATCTATCAGAATGACCTTTTTCACGACAAAGCGTTGATACTGGTAATTTTCTTGTAATTGATTCTTCGATAATAGAAGCAATCAGTTGATAATTCTCATTTAGAAATGCCATAACTTTTAAGTAGTTTGCACAAATATATGAAATGTGCTTATTTAAAACAAATTTTTGTTGATTATTTTATTTTTTTCTAGGTAATTAATAATGCTAGATACGCTATCTGTTATATTTTTTTTAGGCTCCCAAGCCAATAATTTTTTAGCCAAATTAGTGTCTGCACATATTATTTCTATGTCTCCAACCCTTCTAGGAGAAAAGTTATATGGTATTTTATGACCAGACTTTTCAAAAGCCTTAAGAACATCTAATACAGAATATCCTGAACCAGAACCAATATTAAACACACTATATTTAATCTTGCCATAAATAAGCTCTTCTACAGCTTTAATGTGAGCGTCTACCAAATCATCAATATCTATGTAATCACGTATAGCAGTACCATCTGGAGTATTATAATCATTTCCAAAAACAGAAAAAATTTCCTTTTCTTTCTTTAAAACCCTTATTAAAGAAGGTATTATGTTTTCAGCCATTTGAATATTTTCACACAACAATCCACTTTCATGAAAACCTATTGGATTAAAATAACGAAGAGAAATAGCCTTAAAGCTTGGAAAACTTGGGCAATCTGAGTGAACGTCTGAATTTGCAATGTTCTTTAATATATCTTCACATGTTTTTTTAGTTTCTCCATAAACACTTACAGGACATAAATTTACATCATCATTTTCAGATACAATTCCTTTTGCATCCCCATATATTGTAGCAGATGATGAAAAAACTATTTTGTTAATATTATGATTACGCATCTCAGAAAGAAGATTTATAGTCCCAGCTACATTGTTATCATAATATTCAAGAGGCATGTCCTGAGATTCACTCACACTCTTATAGCCAGCAAAATGAATTACAGCATCTATATTTTCTCCATCAACATATTCAAGAAAATTTGGATTTCTTATATCAGCAATTATGCATTGGAAATTATAACCATTACATATTTTTTGTATTCCTTCAAGATTTGAACGCATTCCTCTTGATTCATTATCCACTCCTATCACCCTATATCCTTTTTCAAGTAGCCTTACAGCAGTGTGACTACCAAGATAACCAAGAACACCAGTAACTAATATTGTTTTTTTATCCATTTTCCTCTTCAATCATTATTTTTACTAATTCTTCAAATGTTACTTTAGCTTCCCATTTTAGTTTTTTTCTAGCCTTTGAAGCATCACCAAGTAACAATTCAACTTCTGACGGTCTAAAATACTTTTTATCAACTTTTACAATTAGCTCCCCAGTTTCTTTATCATACCCCTCTTCACTTTCACCTTCACCATCCCAGTGAATTTCTTTGCCAAAGTATTTAAGAGTAGTTTCTATTAAATCTCTAACACTATAAACTTTATTTGTAGCCAAAACAAAGTCTTCTGGCTCCTGTTGCTGAAGCATTAACCACATTCCTTCTACATATTCTTTAGCATAACCCCAATCTCTTTTAGCATCTAAATTTCCTATATAAAGAACATCGCCTTTATTGTTTTTGTATTTGTTTACAAAAAAATCAATAACCTTTTTAGTTACAAAAGTACCTCCTCTTCTAGGACTTTCGTGGTTAAATAATATACCATTACAAGCATATAAACCATAGGCTTCTCGGTAGTTTTTAACAGCCCAAAAACCATAAATTTTAGCAACACCATATGGGCTTCTTGGATGGAAATCTGATTTTTCTGTATACCCAGTTTTAGGCATATTATACCTCATACCGCCATATAATTCAGATGTAGATGCTTGATAAAATCTAGCCTTAGGACAATGTGTTCTAATTGCTTCTAGTATTGTAATTGTACCCAGTGCGTCTACCAGTCCAGTATAATAAGGTTGTTCAAAAGAAACTTTTACGTGTGATTGAGCAGCTAGATTATAGATTTCATCTGGTTGTATTGTAGATATTAGATTGGTAATATTTAAAGGGTCTACAACATCACCGTAATGCAAATGAAGATTTTTATTGTTATAAATATGGTCTATTCGGCTTGTATTAAAAGAAGAGGACCTTCTTATTATGCCATGAACGATATAACCTTTATCTAAAAGAAGTTCTGCTAAGTAAGAACCATCTTGCCCGGTTATACCAGTAATAAGTGCCGTTTTCATCAGGGTAGTATTTTGCAAGCACAAATTTAATAATATAATTTGAATTACAAAATATTATTTACCCTATTTTAGGCATTCTATTAGTTTATTTTTTAGGTTCTCTTTCAGGTCTGCATATTTTAATGCAGTTTCATAGTTCCTTTCTATTGACTCACGCATGCTTTCATAAGAATTAGGATTCAGTGAGTTGCATGCTTTAATAATGTCTTCAAAATTATCAACAATCATAATCCCTTTTACATCAAAAAAATCTCCTATATTAGGACATCCCCAGTAAATCGGAACTGTTTTTGTAATAAAACAATCTACTACTTTTTCAGTAAAGTAATTTTTCTGCTTTGAGTTTTCTATGCAGATATGAAACTGAGATTTAAACAAAGGCTCTTTTGATTCTCCTAAAATAGGATTGGCGTTGAAATTCTCAACTCCACCAAACTTGCTTATATAGAAGTCTTTTAAAATTTTTATTCTATCTTGCTTGTAATGTATCTTCTTCCTTAAAACATGCCCTTCAGTCATTTCTTTATGACCAGTAAGATGTGATACCATGAAATATTTTTTTTCAAATTTATAATCATGAATCCAAGATGTTCCAAAAGGCATAAATTTAGCATTTGGACATTTTACTAAAATTTCTTCATCGTAAGTTAAAACTAAATCAACTTTATCATAATGTTCTAAAACTTGCTTTTTAAAACCACTAATAGCTTCAGCTTCTTTTACATAAAGTATTTTATAAGTATCTCTTCTGCTATCAAACCCCATAAAACTATCTATAAAAAGCTCGATAGGCTTTTCATATTCAAGCTCAATAAGAGGCCACTCTGGTTCTATATTGCTTTTAATGATTTGTTTCATGCTTATTTTTTTACAGGTAAAAATACCATGTCTGTTTCCCACCAATCTTCAGAGCCCGGAAGATGCCAAACCTGCCTATATAATCCACCAAAAAACTTATTGAAATCTGAAAATTTGTTTGATTTATCATTTTGGTAAATAGCTGGTTTTCCATCCCATTCTACCTCAGATAGTATTTTTCCAACTTTCTGATTTCTTATATAATCTTCTAATGTTTTTATTACTGTTAAGTCAAATCCTTGTAGGTCTGTAACCAACATATCCACCTTTTCAATTCCTTCTTTCTTTAGAAACTCTCCAAGGTTTAAAGATTTTACAGTAACTTTTTTTGTTGTAGTTCCATGTAAAACACCATTATCGTTTTTTACATGACCATATTCAGGATTAAGTTCAGACAATGAAGAAGACGCATCCCACTTTTCATACACATTAAAAGTAACATCTTCACCACCTTTATCAGTTAATGCATTATTAAAGAACTTAAACTTTTCTGAATCTGTAAATCTATTTTTACATATTTCAATTTTATCTGGATTTGCATCAAAACCATAAACCAAATCATAATTTGATTTATTAATTTCAGTTTCTAAACCATCACCATTGTGCAAGCCACAATAAACCAAAACTCTTTTGTCCATAATCAATTTCTTTTATACCAATAAATTCCACAGGTGTCTACTACTTTTATATCATCTGTTATTTGATGACTGCTTCTAAAGTCAGCTATAGCTTTTTTGCAATTAGGCAAGCAGTAATCGTCAACAATTAAAACGCCATCTTTTACAACTTTACTATAAATGTTTTCTAAAACATCCATAGTAGAACTATACATATCTCCATCAAATCTTAATATACTTATAGGACCTATTTGTTGATTATCTTTAAGAGTATCACTAAACCAACCTTTTAAGAATATTACATTATCATCCAAAACTTTATAAAGGCTAAAATTAGATTTAACCTCTTCTAGGGATACTTTTAAGAATGCAATAGTATGATGTATATCTCCAGCGTCTTCTGGATATTTATTAGCATCTGGTGCAGGTAATCCTTCAAAAGAATCAGATACAAAAACCTTTCTATTCATATTATAAAGATTGTTATAATACTTTATAAAAATACAAGCGCCACCTCTCCATACTCCAGTTTCTATAAAATCACCAGGAATATTATTTTCTCTTACATAATCCAAACATTCATGTAAATTATTTAAACGCTTTAATCCTATCATGGTATGAGCTCTCTGAGGCCAATCCAAACCTTCCAACCTTTTTGGTTCTACTGCTGTGTTTAAAATATTTGCTATAGTGTTTTCATCTGGGAAAATACCTTGATTGAAAAAATCATTTCTAATTTTTTCATCTCCAACTGTGTCTGTCAAAATTCTTTTTAAGAATTCTAATTTTAATTTATTATCCATTGTTTCTTTTTAAAACTGTTAAACCATTGTTATTAGTTAATTTTTCGGCAATTTCCCAATGAGGGTTTTGCAACATAAATTCAACTATAGCAGGCCAAATGCCTACTGTGTTTGGCTGCTTGAATGTTTCTCCATGTTCACCGAAAGTTGTAGTGTCATGGAATACAAGATATTTTCTAGCTTTATTTCCATGTAAAGCAAGCTCTTGTTTTATTTGATTATATTCATGATATGTATCTATGAAAAGTAGGTCAGTCTCTTCTATTTCTACACTTAAAACATCGGCATGATGAAATGTAAAATCAACACCTATTCTTTTTGCTGCTTCAAATAATTCTCCTAATCTAGAATTAAAAGTGTTCATATTTAATCCAGTTAGAATATCATAACAAACCATTTTCTTTGGTTTTGCAGCTAAAAATGCCCAAGAAGATACTATGTATCTTATGCCCATTTCTGTTATATGTTCACAATCTTCTCCATATTTTTTTAAAACTGGAAGATGTTCATTAATGTCTGATGGTTGATTACACAGACTTTGATAGTTGTTTAATACTTGTTCCATTTTATTTATCTTTTTTAATACACAATATATCTCCAGATACAGTTGTACATGTATCTTTAATTATTTCAAAATTATTATTATTTAAAAATTGTACTACAGAATTTTTCAAAGGTTGACCCTTATATAATTCTACCATCTCAACTTCTAGCCAAATCATTTTAATTTTATCTAAAAAATCTTTTGCCCCTTCTAGTACCATTAATTCAGCGCCTTGAACATCCATGTGCATAAAATCTATTTTTTTAATCTCGTTAATAGTACAGAAATCATGCAAAGTTAATGTTTTTATTTTTATTGTATTACTTAAATTTAACCATTTATAGTAATTTGTTAATTCTTGGGCTGGTAATAAAGAGCTTGATTTGTTTCCATAATCCCATTCAGATGTTTTTTGTAAATAATCTGGGTGTCCTTCTGAAACAAAAATGTCAGCTTCTCCAGTAGAATTACTTAAAGCTATTTCATATAAAGACGCATTTGTTGTATTATATTCAGAAAGGTTTTGAACTGCTTTTTTATAATTACCTGGTATAGGCTCAAATGAATAAATTTTTGAATTTGGGAAGAGTCTTGAATATTTTATTGTTTCTTCTCCTTCGCAGGCCCCCACATCAAATATTACCAAGTCATTTATATCAGAAAGATAGTGCAATAACTCATTCTGAATCTCTAATGGTTTTTCTATATATTCTTTTAAATTCATTATTTAAATTTTTCTTCTAATAATTTTACTTCATTCTTTTTGAATTCTTCTGATAAAATAGAGCTAACTTGATTATGATGTTGAACAATAAAAACACAGTTCTTCTCTAAAACAGAAGGTGACCCAAATTTATCATATAACCTTTTGTAGTATTCACAATCCATAACCCACAATAAATCTTCGTTGAAATATTCAATATTCGAGTTCCTAATAGTTAAAACGCTTGGACTTCCTATTGTATTTATTCCGTTAACTATTTTTTCGGTATATTTTGGGTTCATGCTTCCTTTAATAACATCTGGTGTAGTGCCAAATACACAACTTGTTATTAACCAGTTTGTATTAATATCTTCATCAAAAATTTGTTTTATTTTTTCTAATGCGTCTTCATCATACAAATATTCATCTTGCATTAAAATTTTTATTATTTCACCCGAACAATGCTTTAAAGCATTATTTAAATTTGCTGAAGAACTACCTCTTTTTTCTTCGTTTTTTAAATATACAATTTTAAGTAAACCTTGAAATGCGTCACAAACATTTTTTATTTCATCATCTTTGCTATGGTCAGAAATTACAACTTCTACGTCATTAAAATTTTGTTGACAAATTTTAGAAAGACTGAGTTTTAAAAACTCTACCCCAGAAGAATTCATTTCATATACAGGTATAGCAATAGAAATCATATTAGTCTAGCTTTGCGTATAAATCACCAAAAGAGGTTTTAAAATCATTATTTTTAGAAAGAAATTCTTTCATCTCATCATATCCAATCCACTCATTAAAACTAAATTCGTGAGTTTCTCCTTCAGAATAATTATATTTATAACTTCCTAAATTTTTTAAAATATCCATACATTCAAAAGTGTTTGCTTTCAGCTCTGGTGTAAATTCTACACTTAAATATGGTATAGGTTGACTTAATCCTTTTAAAACTTCTTTCTCATATCCCTCAACATCAATCTTACAATATTTAGGAAGACCATAAGTATTAATCAAAATGTCTAAAGTTGTAATTTCAACTGGTTCTGTGTTGTTCCAATTAACTCCAGCAAATCTTTCTTTTTGTGTTTCTGCTATAAAATTTTCAGACATTGTTGATAAAGTATGAGCAGCAGATACAAAAATCTTACCTATACCCACTTCAGCCCCAACAGCTTTTTGAATAATAATAACAGAGTCTGAGTCTTTAAATTTACTATTTAAATTCCCTTGGCAGGAGTTTTGTGGCTCTAAACATATAACTTTAGCTCCAAGATTAATCATCTTTTGAGCTTTATTCCCATTGTTGGCACCTATGTCGAAACACAAATCTCCAAATTGAATTATTTGATTAAACACACTCATATTGTAATTCGTTTATTAATAGTTTATAAATATTTTCATCTACACTCACATTTTCTACATCTTTATCATAAAAAGTTTTATAATAAAGAGCAAATCTTTTAAGAGCCCAATCAGCATAAGATTTTGCCGCATTTTCAGTACCCTTAAAATAAAATTTCATACCAGAGCCTACCCCAGCAAAATGTATAATATTTTCTCCAAAATCCATATCTGAATTTAACTCTGGAAAATTGTTTTTTCTATTACCATCTTCAGTTAACCCGCCAACTTGGTCAACATTTAAAAAGAAAATTTTACCTCCATTTTTTAAAATATCAAAAGAAACAGGGTCAAAATAATCTAATATAGGGTGGTTTAATGGGTTATGAAATCCGACTATCATATTTCTAAGTGTCGTAAAATCATAATCTCCAATTTTATTTTTATTAAATGCATAAAAATATGTTTGGCTAACATCATTTAAATTAGATAAATCAGCTCTTCCATTCATATTATTTTTATAACATCTTCTTGGACCTATTAAATCATAGCCCTCATCTATTTTATTAGTCAACAAAGATAATGATTCTTTTCTAAAAATAACATCACTATCGAAATGAATTATATAATCATATCCCTTGGAGATTTCTTTTATCACTTTAGCACCTATGTGTGCAGTCCCTAAATGTCCATGCTTAAAACATTCTGTTAATTCTCTGTCTTCACTTAACTCATGATACTCTACATTTTTAAACTTACCTAATTCTTTAAAGTCTTTAAAGGTACCAAAAACATTAACTATAGTATCTGGATGATATTTAAAAAATGATTCTAAACATTTTTTTAATATTAGACCACAATTAAAAGCTTCTGTAAATATAAATGTTTTATTGTTCATCTTTAAAAAGCTCTTTTTTTATGTTAATAAAATTCATTCTATTTTTCTTATTCATACCTCTAAATTGAAGCATGTAATTTTCCATTTCATATAACAATGGATTTGTTGTATGAGTTGGGGGATGCCACATATGAAACATGTCTATTGACGGGCTATCTGCATAAGCCACTTCACCTAGAAGCGTAATTGCTTTATCCCAAAATATTTGGTCTTCTGCTGCATATCCCCAAAAAAGTTCTGGGTCAAAACCACCGATTTCATAATAAAAATCTCTTTCAACTAAAATTGAACCACCTTTTGAACCTAAAGCAAGAGCTCCATTATACATTGGGGGAGTTACGTTTGGTGAATTTTCACTCAAAGTGTTTATATCAACCTCTCCCTTAATAACCTTTGAGGTTAGTTCTTGAGACATATATAAAACTCTTCTTCCGCCATATGTCTGTAAACATTTATTATCTTTTAGATTTAAATAAATCTCTTCATAGAAATTTTCTTTAACTAAAATATCTACATCATGAAGAATATAATATTTGGCTTTTGGTCCGTATTTTACACCAAAATTATAAGCAAAACTCCTGCTATATTGTTCTACAATGTTTCCGGGAGTCCACATATAATTTTCCTTTCCATCAAGCATTTCTTTGTGTTCTGTATTTTCACTATGTTCTACTATTGTAATTGTAAAATGCTTTTGAGAATCCTTATTATTATAATACAAAGCTGCTTTATGAAAAGAGTTTATAACTGGCTGTAAAAAATCTCCTCTTCCACGAACACCTATTATAACATTAATATCATACTCGTCATCATTTAAAAGACTAACAATAGAATTTTCTTTTATCTTTTGATAATCAATTTTTCTTGATTCGATTTTATTTTTTAGTAATTGAAAGGAATGTGAGCTCATTAGTAATTTTCTATTTTTTTAAAACTAGTCTTGTTATTTATTTCTTGGTGTATTGAATATTGTAATTGCCAATTTACTTTATCATCTGATATAGGGTTATGTCTATTGTAAATATATAAGACAGTATCATTATATTTAGTTTTTTCAAAACCTGCTAATTCCATAATTGGATACATAATAGCAACATCATATGTCATTTTATAAAACTCTCCCTGTTTATCTTTTAGACAAGAGAAATTAGGGTCTTGTTCTTTTATTTTTTGGTATAGTCCTGCTCTGAAACATCTAATATGAGAAATATAAAAAGGTTTTTTTCTCATATTATTAAATTCTTGCTCGTTTTCATATGGTCTAGCTATACCCTTTCTACCATCAGTCCAACTAGCTTGGCCATACATTATCCAACAATTTGTCTGATTAAAAAAATCATTTATATAGCCTAAAACTCCTTTGTTGGGTAACCAATCATCCCCATCAACAAGAACAACAATATCATCTTTATCACAATGATTCATTATTGCATCATGTATATTTTCTAAAGCCGTTTTTCTTATATCATTTCTAATTATTTTAAATCTATCATCATCCTTAGGTAATTTATCGTAAGAACCATCTGTAGAACAATCATCCACAAAAATTACCTGAAAGTTATCATAACGCTGAGTAATTAAAGAAGAAACGCAATTCTCTAAAAATTCTCCGGGATTATAAAATGGGGTTATTACTTTAATTTTATTTTTCATCTGAGTAGAATTTTTTTATTCTTTCGTCCATATCCTTTATTGAATCTAACATGTCCATTAACTTTTCTTTGTTTTTGCCAAAAGAAACAGGATAAATTAAATCTACTTTAGTATCCTGATTTCTAACTGGAAAAATGTAATGCTTTATATATGAAGGATAATTTTCATTTAATTGACTTGCAACTTTTTTCATGAATTCACCAACATCATATCCATCCATATTACCAACATTAATATAGATTGCTATTAAGATTAATTCTTCTTTATCTTCCTCAGATTCTCCTGTAAAATTATCATCTAACAACATTTTTACTAAAGCTTTTTTTTCAGACTTAGCATCTTTTAAAAGATGTTTATATTCTATTGTTAATGTTGCTCCGGGAATATTTGCTTCTCCAGAAAACTTACCACGAACATTACCAAGTGCTTCTTTTACGTTAGATTGAAAATAAGATTCAATCCAATCTTCTTTTAATCTAGTTAAAGTTTCTTCTGTCTTTTTACTTAATTCCTTATAAAGGTAATACTTATTTTGAGCATCCTTATAAAGCAACTCTAAAGTATCGGAATCTATTTCAAATGCCATTGGTGGACTTCCAACTTTGGCCATTGCTCTTTCAACAATGTTTTCAAAATTTGTCATCATAAATTATTAATTAATGTACTCGTTTTAAACTTAAATTCTAGTTCTTGGTGACATCCTACTATGTTAGAAAAATCCATCGCCTCAAATTCTAATGTTTCCCCAGACAAAAGTTTATCATTAAGAGCTTTTGCGCTCATGGCAAACTTTTGCCCATTTAAATTTGGGTGTGTATTATTCACAATATTATTAGGAGTATTTACAAGAACATTAGTTTTGTAAGCAACCATTTTCTCTCTTGGAAAGTTGTCAAAAGTCTGAAGATTTCCTTCTAAAGTATTTGGACTATGAAATGGTGTATTTCTTACTAGCTTTAATATTTCTTTTGTTCTAAATATATGGCCATCCACCGAAAGTGGATACCCAAAGTCTACATAATGTACAGCCCAATTCCACTTTATAAATTTTTCCTCAATAACCTCTTGATTCTTTAAAATGTTTTCACAGTTCATTGTATAACAATATGTTACATTTTCACCAAGTCTCAAAGAAAAGCAAAACACGTCCTCATCAGACTTAATTAGGTTTTCTATTTCTTCTGATGATTTTATAGGTTTATAAATTATATCATCATCAGTAAAGAATGTAGTAAACTCATAACTGCTATTTAAAAGCTTTAAAGTATCATCTTTAAAATTGTCTGTCTGTTGAACAAAGTTGAATTCTGGATATTTTTCTTTAACAACATCATAACCCTTTTTAAATTCTTCATTAGAAAAGGTGTATATAACATTTACATTAAAAACACCCGGAGCATTTTTTTTAATAGTATAGAGAAGTAATTCCAGTTGACATGCTCTATCTTTTGAGAACGCTATTGCATTAATCATATTACTTGCTTATAATTTTTAAAATATCCTCTTTACTTTTCAATCCCACAAACTTATCAACCATCTCATTTGATTTGAATACATAAACAGAAGGAATGCTTCTGATTCCATATTCAGCAGAAAGTTCTGAATTTTCATCCACATTAACTTTAACAACTTGAATGTCTGGATGTTCTTGAGCTAATTGGTCTAAGATTGGACCCAGTGCTCTGCATGGGCCACACCAATTCGCCATAAAATCAACTATAATAGTCTTTGATTCTGTTTTTGTTTTTTCAATCATAGAGCTAAGCTCTTCTTTTGTTATTTTTTCCATATTGATTTTTATTTAAATTTAAAGATTCTATTTTTTGTTTTTTTTAATTTATTATTGCATACTTTACTTATATTTCCAGCGTCTATTTTAGTTTCTTTAGAAGCTTGTGATATAGAAAAATACTCATTTAATTTATTTCCATTTAAATCAAATTCTATAACATTTTTTGGTTTAGCATTTATATGAATAATTTTTTTTGGGGGCTCTTCGTCTGTTTGTTTTCTAAATATAAATCCACTAGCATGTTTATATAAACCATTACAACATCTTGATATATTTGCGTGACTTATATTAATTTCTTTTGCCGCCTCCCTAATAGAATTAAATGATTTTATAAATTTTCCATCCGTATCATACTGATTTATTCTTATTTTAGAGTCTTCATGTATTTTTTTTAAAATTTTTCTCCCCTTCCCACTAATAGTCCCAAACCCATTTTCATCATCATTAACCAACTTATGCCCTTCTTGCTTAAACTTTTTTATATAAAATGGCTCCCATATAACATATTCTCCTGTGTTTATTTCTTTAAGTATTTCAAGAATTGGTTCTAGGTTCAACATAATCAACTTATTTATCCACTTTTCTTTTTTTGTCTTTTTATTTTTTGACTCCTTAATGTGTTCTTTAAATCTTTTTTTAGGGTTATTGCTTTTCCCTATATATTTCACCGAATAATCTCTTGGGTCTTTTAAACAGTATATAAATTCTTTTTTCATTTATATAAATATAAAAAAAAATTTTTACAACGCTAACACCAGTCTAAAATAGTTACTTTGTCTTGTGAAATAAGGTCTTTTACGTTATCCTTAGTTCCGTTGATTACATTTTCCATAATTTTATTTTTTTTAGGTTATTTATTAACAGTAAATAAGCTTTTGAAAAATAATCAAAAGTTAAAAGAAAATCAATTTTTTTACATATTTATTAAAAAAATAATAGTATGGAACTTAGCAAAAAAGCAATAAAAAAGGCAATTGTTGAAGAAGCTCTTAAAATCAAAAGAAAAAGAGAAATTTACGAAGAAGTAAAGAAATACAACAATGAGCTTAAAACTCTTAATGAGCACATTGGAATGATTGGCAGTTTCGGCTTCCAAAGCCCAAATGATGTTTCTAACAAAACAAAAACTGGTTTTGTTAATGATTTCCAAAACATTTCTCATATAGCAGAACTAGAAAGAGAAATGGCTTCAACAGAAGATGCTGAAAAGCTTAATGAGGAAAATGAAATCAATCGTCTTAAAGCAGAAAATGAAGCTTTAAGAAAGCAACTTGAATCTTTTACAAATAACCCATCTAAATAACTAATAAAAACACCCATAATATGGAAAAAAAAGAAATAAAACTTTCTCAGGTTAAAGAAATTATTGCTGAAGAATATGCCAGAATGAAAAAGAAAATGGCTATCAAAAGCAGAATTAACCAAATCAACGAGGAACTTCAAAAAATGGAAGAAGAAGAGAAACTCGATGAAGTAGAAGCTTCTGGTGAAATGAAAACCAGTTCAGCAACTGGATTAGAGCCAGGTGTTCAACATAAACCAAAATTTGAAAAGAAAGGTTCACATCTTTTAGAAGATGATGAAATGGAAGAAGAAATGGGTGAATTTGAAGCTAAATTTGCTGAAATCGGAAAAGCTATTGATATGAAATTAGCTGGAGAAGTAGAAGATGAAGAAGGTGAAGATGAATCTGGTGAATTTGAAGATGTTACCATTGAAGACAAACCAGAAGATGAAGAGGATTCAATTGTAGTAGGTGGCGAAGAAGGTGAAGAAGAAGAAAAAGATGAAGAAATCGAAGAAGGTGGATACAAAGAAACTCATCAAGACGAAGAAGGAAATATTGTAACTGCTGATGATGTTCATGAAAGCGTTGAAGAGCCACTTGAAGGTGAAAGCGTTGCTCAAATGACTGATGCAGACGATGTAAATGATAACATGAAAAAAGATACTCATGTTAACGAAGGTAAAAAAACCTCTAAAGAAGTTATAGCAGAATCAAAAAGAAATAAAGGTAATCTATTATCTGAAGGCTTAGAAACAAAAAGAGTTCAAGCTCTTAACGAAGAGTTAAACAGAATGAAGAGATTAGCTAGACTTTCTGATGACGAAGAATAATATGGAAAACTACAGCGAACTTAGAAAATTAATAAGAAAAGAAAGCCTGAGATTATTAAGCGAGTCTCAGGCTTTCAAACATTTAGACAATGTTATAAAAGACATTGATGAAGGTTTTATTCAAGTTAATGAAAAGAGGCTGGAAAAATTAAAGAAAGACGAACAAACTGCTACAGAAAAAGAAGATTATGTTCAATTAAAACAAATAAAAGAAGAACAATTATCCGCTTTATCTAAATTGGTAGAGGCTTACAAAAAGAAAGCTGAGTATCTATCAGAAATAAAAAATGGTATTGAAAAGGAATTGCAAGATTTAGGAAGTAAAGGAAATTCAGTATTTAAAGATAAGGAAGTATTAGAATTCAAAAATGAAGAGTTTCCTAAAAATCAATCTTTAAAACTAAAAACTCCTAACACAGAAACAGTTTTATTGAAAATAGCAGACGGCAACCAGTTTCAAGTTCAAAGAACAAGCATTAATGAAATAAAACCCGGAGATATTATAGCATTACCAGCTGAAATAAAAATAGGCGGAGATGCAATAGTAACTGTTTATAGAAAGCTCGGAGATAAATATGAAGAGCTGAATAAGATGAAGATGAAAAATATACAAGGAATAATAAAAAACCCGTCATAAAGACGGGTTTCTTTTTTATAAAGTTTTTTATTTTAACAGCTCTCTTCCATCCTCAACAACAACTTTTTGGTCAGCTCTTTCTATAATATCATTCTTACCAGAGCCTATTTTTTTTACTTCTTGTTTTTGAGGGGCTGTCTTAGCTTGTTCTGGGCTCATCAAATCCCTTGATGATGTCTTCTTGTTTTTATATTTTGGAGCGTAAAACCCACAAGTCTTCAGCTTGTGGGATATAAGCGACCAATATGGTAATGATTTAACCTTGATTTTAAATATATTGACGAATGGTTTCTGGTGATGCCTCACCAATTGAACAAACAAAATATCCATCAGACCAAAAGGTTTTTTCAACCCAAAATTGATTTAATAAAAATGTACGATGCATACGCCAAATGTGAAAGGTTGACTCTTGTTTTAACTTGCGAACAATAGAAGTAATTGAAAGACGAGGGATATAGCGAATGAGAAAATGAATATGATTTACATCCGACTCCATTATCTCAATTTCAAAATCTGAATTAACAGATATGTTTTGAAGAAGTTGTTTCATATCTTCATTTAGATGACCAACCAATAGTGGTTTGCGATATTTTACTGCAAATATAATATGTGTCTTTAAATAATGCTTTGAGCGATTTGTTGATGTGTAATTTGATTTTTTGGCATAGTTAAGAATTTTTTGTAAAAGTTTTCACAGAAACAAACTTTTATAAAAAATTTGACTATTTACAGATATAACATTTAATCTATAATCGAACAAATTGGATTTAAAGAAGTATATAAGTCAAATAATTAAAGAGGAACTTTCTAAGTTGAGTTTTAACCCTCATAAATATAATTCTTTTTCTGATTTAACAGAACAAGATTTGTATGATATAGCTAAATGGGGTTTGATGAATGATTTTGATTCAAGTGGTGCATGGGATTGCGGTGATACTTTAGAAGAAGCATCTAAGTGTGTTGTTGATGGATTTAAAAAATTATTAAAAGATAGATTTCCAGATGGTTTTAATGGAATACCAAATGAAGTTACAATATACAGGATGGTTGTTTTAAATGAACTAAAAGATTTCAATAAGAACAAATTGGGTTATAGTTGGTTTACAAATCCAGATAGAATAGATAATTCAGATTTTAAACAACAAATGTGGCATCTTAAAACACCTAACTTATATTTAATAACAGCTAAGACACCACAAAGTAATATTGATATACCAAGAAGCCTATTTCAAAGGGATATGGTTTGGTTAGAAAATGAAGTTGTACTTAAAAATGACTCTTCAAGTAAAATAAAAATTATTTCCTTAGATAAAATATAATAAAAATAAGTGTTAAAGGCATATAAATATAGAATATTCCCATCAGAAGAACAGCAAGGTCTTCTTGCCAACATATTTGGACAAACCAGATTTGTATATAATTTTGGTCTAGAGACCAAAATTACTGCTTATGTTGGAAATAAAACTAATATTGATTGCTTTGACCTCATTAAGCAAGTTAAA